GTTCCTTGAGATCTGCCTGCGTGACTATTTTGAACTCTGGATATTTGAGGAGGTCCCTCATAAAGGCCCGGGTAGTTCCATCCCAGCCAAGCACAAAGACAGTAGGGGAGTTTTGCGCACAGAAATTATAGTCGATTGCCCCCGGGGGTTGCTTTGCGATGAGTCCGTGATATATTTTTTTGTATGATTCCTCGATGAAGCTCGATGTAATTTCCAGGGCCGTCCTGGAGTTATGGGTCACAGTAAAGTCCCCAAGCAAGTATCTGTTGTTTCCATCTACAGAAAATCCATAGTATATACCCGCGCCGATAGATTTGACAGTAAACTCCCCGGTCATTTGCTGGATGGACGCAAAACAATGGCCCCGTGTCATTTTCATACGCGCCATATAGCCTACCGAGTTGGCCACGAAGACCACATGGCGGGCGAGCTCTTCGCAAAATGGACCATATAATCCCGGGCCTTCTACTCCGATGCCGCGAAGATAGCCCTCGCGCGACCCTTTGTTGGGCATATATGGCGCGACAGGACGCACTAGACCGAATGCCGCATGGGTGGAGCCCAGTGAAACTGCATCGGCCATTTGTGTGGGACCTCTGTCGGGAGCATACTTGTATAATCTATAAGCCTCTTGGTCTATCCATCGCAAGTACTCGCGCAGAGATATGTCTCGCACGCCATGGGTCTCATGCCTAAGGGACAGAATGTGGTCTGCATTGCAAGTGAACCAAACGCCCGAGGCCATCTTAATTTTGTAAAGCATTCCATATCCTTGGGTGGTGCCCAGTATGGTCCGCGGCGCGCCATCATCGCCCATTACTTGGTCGCCCCTGCAGCAATACTGAACTAATTTCACTGAGCCATCCGCCATCAGAATGGGAGTGTTCTCGCCGTGGCACTTTCCTGTTCCCGTAGCATGCGAAAATAATATGGTTTTTACAGGGCCGCTGGGATTCACTAGCCTTTTTGCAATGATCTGCGGCGTGTGGGCAGAATCTGGCGCCCCGGGATCCCGCCTAAGGAGCTCTTGCGATGCCTCGTCAGTCTTATTATTTCTGAATTCTGTCCCCCGCAAAGAATAAAATTCCAATCGAGAAAGTGTATCAATGCTAATTGGACTTTGGTACATTACTTGCTATATATGGACTTACAAGAAATCTTATCTGCTGTTAAAGCGCTAAATCTACCCCCTCTTGAGCAGGGCAAGCAGCTCGATCTAGACTATTATACAAAAGTGGCGGCGAGGCTGTCTCTTCTTGGTTCCCTAAAGGCGGCCCTCGAGACTGCCCTTGCTTCAGTGACATCTTATATTACTGCTGCCAATGAGCAACACACTGCACAAACGGTAGCAATAAAAAAAATACTAGCTAATCCGTCCAAGCCATATTCGCGAGTCCTCGAGGCGCCTCCTAAGCCGGTCAAGCCGCGCGCAGAAGTGGAGATAATGCCCGGGTTATCGCTGCAGGCTATTACTGTACAGACGTTCTCGCAAGTAGGCACAGGGGCCTTATACTATGTACAGACTGCCGATCATTTTGCATTGCGTTTGGGCGGGAAGCTCCTGCATGGAAACATCGGGACTATTTTTGTGGGGGACAAGACTCCGGAAAAAATAAGGGAGTGTCGCTATCCTACTTGCAGCGAGGCCACGTGCGAGTTCTATCACGACCCAGTCAAATATCCCGGAAAAAAAGACCATAGGAATTACGTGGCTAATGCCTGGATATATAACCCGCCCGACCAACGCAAGACCAACAGGGGGCGCAACTATGGAAGTAGACAACATTTACCCGAGGATCTCTTGTGTATGTCTGGGGAATGCTCCCGGCGGTTTGTTGATCAGGCATTTCACGATTTGCTTTGCGCCCTCTTGCTGCCATAAGGCGGGGTCCGTCCCGCCAAGCCGGCCTAGCAGGGGCTGTAAAAGGGGGAGGAGAAAAGAGTGTGATGTGTGGAAGTGCACTGTGGCCAACTGCGCGGGCAATCGACCCATCTTTTTTTGCGGGTCTGTCGGAAGAAGAAGCCCGCATATCAGATTCTTTGCCCTATTGTCTGCAGAGGGGCTTCATCGTGACGCAGACAATAATGGAAGAGAATGTATTGCCCGCGCAGTTGGCCGCCGTGCACTTAGGGGCGACAGAACGAATGCATCATCTGGCTAGACGGCCCCTATAGCCTTGCGAGCAGACCCAAAATAAAACGGCAGATGTCCAAGGGCAACCCCGTGTAGATGAGTATTGGCCCGCATCGCGCCCTTTTTTCTGTCTCATTCTGTATGGCAAATCTACACTCGCCACATATGGGACCCATCCATATTTTTTTGGCAGCATTGTCCTTGCTAAATACATTAGCGCATAGCCTGCAAACAAATGGGAAGCCGTGCATTCCTCTAGCGACCTGTAAATAGTGGGTCATAAGGGGCAGCGTCAGATGAATAGGGCGCGAGTATACTGAGCGAAGATCGCTGCGGGTATATATATCACCCCTCCGCGGCGCATAATACACGCTGATGCATTTTTCGACCCCTTGTATCTCAAAAATTGCATAAATACGTCCGTTTGGAGTGTCGATAGTGCGGGCATGTCGGTGCATGCTTATGCAGTTGATCGGCATACTGAATATTCCTTCCTCATCGCCGCGAACGGCATCCCAGAGTTCTTGCATTTTTGTACACAAACTATATCCATAAATTTGAATGCTCCATACGCAATAAAATGGACCCTCCTGTGACAGAACAGATCTTTCAGGCAATGTTCCATATTGGCCAGATTATGACTGCACGCGATGTACATGTGTATCCTGATGCACGGTTATTGTTTTCTGGCAAGAAGACGATTGCCTTGGTCCACAGCACTTTTGAATGCGCAAGAGAGATTGATGAAAAAAAGATTTGGTATTGTAGCAGACTCTTTGCCGAGGTACCAGAAAGGAAAGTACACGATTTACTTGCGGGGTATCCGCGCCTGCCTACATGTACTCTTGCATCGCGCCTACAACTCGCAAGAGGCAGCCACGCATTTGTCGATGAAGGCCCGTTTGTGTGCTCTATGTGCATTAATGCGATCCACTTGGAGTATGTAAAAAAGCATCGTTTCTGGTCTCCTTATAGGGACGTGATGATAAATCTTGGGGGAGTCTGCGCGGCATGCTACACGAAGGTGGCCGCAGAAGTATCCACTCGGACTCAGATCATTATGCTATTGGGCGCCTCTGACATCCCGCAAGATATAAGAGGACTAATTGCACTTGATCTTGCGTGGCTTTGATTGCGCGGCGGGCCATCCATGTTTTTTTGGGCCAGGATGCATCTTCATAGCCTCGTAAAGAACTCTATGATTATTTCTCTTATGTCTGCCAGCCAGTCAGATGCCCGCAAAAGCAAGAGGACTTGTCCCCCGCCCAGCATCCCCATGGTTATGTCCCGCTGGCATTGATTGCATACTACGCCCAGACTGACAGTGGCCACACTTGTATGTCCAAAGAAGCCAATACAGATCATACAAACATAGGCCCGTTTCATCTCGCCCCGTACTTGATTCATCGCCGCATGAAGCCGCCCTGAAAGAGATATGTCGGGCAGTCTCGGGTGCAATTCTAATAGCTTCGGGGTATTGATCCAGGAGGGTCCATCTAGGTGCGCGTAAATGTGTTCAGTGTCACATACATGGTGTATTATATTGCCGATTCTCTTTCCATCATCACTCCATAAGGTTACCATTGTATGATGGCCGCTGTAACATACCCGGTCGGTAACTTTTCCGCTCTTTATACTCCCTTTCTCAAAAAATGCCCTTCGAATGTATTCCATTATCTAGGTGAACCATATTGGCGCTTAAAATCCGCAAGTATTCTCGCGGCCATGTCCCCGATGCGCCCATTATAGTCGACTTGCCTGATTGTCGCAAGGTCCATCCACCGGATGTCAGATATTTCCCCATACTGATCCACTGATTGCAGGTTCACTTGTGGATTTGTTGGGCGCTTCTCTGCCGCGAGGAAGTACTCCGAAGTATAATTGATTCGCGCATCAGTAAATGACTGGACGAATCGCTGTGTCCCGAGCAGAGTATATTGTTTTTTCTTAAGGCCAGTCTCCTCGCCGAATTCTCGTATCGCGCAGGTCAGCGGCCCTTCTTGCGCTCCTTTTTTGTGACCCTTGGGTATCTCCCACATGAGCCTGGAGGAAGGCGCCACTCGAATCATGGCGCAGAGTCTTTCCCCGCCATCTGCCAGAAAATAGCCTTCGAACTTGGCCTTCGCTGAAATGAAAGAAGAAATGCGGTATTTGCTATCGACCCATGCGCGATGCCATATTTGCCGGAAGTCAAGAGTCAATATATCCAGCTTCTCTTCTACCGTCATCTGCTCAAAGAGCTCCCTCAGCGTTCTCATATCATATCTATACTTGCCGAGGACAAACGTGAGGAAGGCATAGGTCGATCGCTTGCACACGAGAAGGATCTCTGGGCAGTGGGTCGTGGGGTTATATCTGCAGCAGGCGATCCCATATGATCTTGTCTCATGCACGTTATTCCATGGCTTTGTCTTGCGCCAGCTCTTTGCATTATCTGCCCTATTTTGCATGAGGGGGTTCCCTAATAAAACTGAATTATTGAAAAAGACAACCACCATGGAAGACAATACAGTCCTTAATCCCACTACCGAACAGATTTCTCTTGATGATAACAGCGTCGTAGGGGGGCAACGTAGCGCCTCTGGCGCAAGTGCTCAGCCTCAAGGGCTTTGCTGCAACCCCCCTGATGCAGTCATCATTGCCTTTGTCGAGCTGATAGAAAGCAATGGGATCGCCCAGCATACTCCCGCGTGGGAGGCCATCCGCTCATTTCTTGTGGGAGGGTCATCCGTTGCCTATTTTGCAGGGGGTTCGATCGGGCCATTGACCGAGTTCATGTCCTCTAAACTTCAACTGGGCCGCGCCAAAAACTACGGAAAGTACGACAAGTGTACCTATCTGCAATGGGGTAATATCTTTGAGCCCCTCATAGAAAAGTATGTAGAGATAGACCTCCGCACTGTAGTCCGCGGGACGAACATCTTTGTCAAGGGTCATGAACAAGGTGGGGTCTTATATACAGCCTACTCCCCAGATGGACTCGCCGCAGTAGATGGTAAGGTCACTCTCCTGGAGTTCAAGTGCCCTTTTGCCCGCATGCCCGCTGGAAGAGTCCCCGCCCAGTATGTTCCGCAAGTAAAAATGGGTCTTGATACTATTCCCATTGCGGAAACCGGACTCTTTGTCGATGCTGTGTTCAGGAAGTGTGCCCGGGCCGACCTTAACTTCGAGCCCACTTATGACAAAAGTATGAAACAAGAAGTGGCCGGTGATGGCGCCCCCTTGGCCATTGGTATCATTTACTTTGCGGTAGACATAGTTAAGCGCGCCGCAGAAGTCGCCAAGCTCAAGACCGCGAGGAAACATGCGGCGGCAAAAGCACTCATGATGGATACGTCTGCCATGCTCGACTTGGGGGCCTGCTCTTCTGAGATCTTTGAGCAGTTCATGGTCTGTTACAATGCTGGGATCATGTTGCCCACGTACTCGCCTGTCTTTACGACTCCCCAAATAGACTTCGGGCCGGTCGCAGCAGAATTTGACGGGCATTGTACCTCGCATGGGTATGATAAGGGGTTCGTTCTCTGCTGGAAGTTGTTTCAGGTCAAGTACTTCATAGTAGACAGGCAGCCAGGGTACATGGCGCCATTATTACCGAACATCATCACTGCGATGGATACTTTGCGGGCTGCCGATGGGCTCTCTGATATGGAGCGAAAGAAAATATATCAGACATGGGCCGATGCAGCATTCCCCCACAGCATTATGCGGATTGCGGACGAAGATGTGGTAATAGAATAGGCGGGTGTCCGGCCCGCCCTGCCGTCCTAGCGGGGGCTGCTAACTTTTTTTGTGGGAAAGAAGTGGTCGCTGCGAATGATGCACAGATCCCTCCGATAATATACTGCCGTGACCTCATCAAGGACAGTTCCACTCTCTTTCTACGGGTCTATGAAAAAAAGAAAGCCCGGGCGACTGCTCCTGGAAAGGTAGTGGAGTATAATGTTCGATGGATCTGTCCTGTCATTCATTCCGACCACTCTTATACCCTCTTCCCTATCTTACGGCCCCTGCCAGGGGCGCAATCCCCGCTATCCGCCTACACACAATCGGTAGGTTACTGCCTCGCCCGCATTTTCCGAGAGACGTCTGATACGAATGAGCTGCCCGGGTTCGAACCCATAGAAAATGGACATGGGCTCTGTATCCAATATGCGAGGCAGTTCTTCTATCACGGCAAAGGTCCTCTCTACATATTCGGTCACTTCTGCCGGAGTCATGATCTCATGCGGGACCGCCATACAAAATAGAGTGCAGTCCGCCACGAAATTCTTATACAGGCATGTTTCTACTCTTAAGCGTGCGGTGGGAACTGGCCCCATACCTTGCGCCTTAATCCTGGCAATTTCCTTAATGATCGACGGGGAGAAGACATCAAATGTCACGAACATGATGTTGACGGGGATGTCGTTGGTCAACTTAATGGTCGCGCAAAGGTTCTTAAACTCGCTTATGGTATGAGCCGCCCCAGCATTAGCAGCAAGGATGACGATAATACACGCAAGCTCCCGGCGGCGCTCTGTAGCCTTTCTGCTGCTGTAAATGATGTGGGCATTAGAAATATTAAGATCCTTGATCATTTGCGCCTCGTTAGCAGGAGGAGCAGTCAATTCCCTATAACCCATCATTTTCCTGATATTAGCATAAACAATGACCGGGCTGATAGTGGCCATTTATATTCCTGTTTCCAATTTCAGTTTTAGGTTATTTTATTTTTTCGTCGCGAAGATGTGCAATAGTATATACCAGCCCGAGCGATGAGCAACGAATACGACGACTTCGAACCCCATGTAGGAGGATATGGCGGCGGGGCTAGCCTCGTAGATAAATGGACCGAAAGTGTTCGCGAGTACCCTAACGCATGGTTCGTCCTTTATGCAGTCCTTCTTATCTTTGCCCTTTGGTCCATTTGGAAGTGGTTCAAGGGAGAGTCCTTCATGCCAACTGTTACCGCAATGGACCAAGAAAGAGACGATACTGGAGCTAATCCTAATCAAATGAACGCACAGGGACCACCTGTTGTGGGTCGCCAAGGATCTCTCTTTGTTGCCAACTCCCAAGAAGATGCAAGTGATGCACCATTAGTACTTCTGCCAACAAGTGGGGCAGCCGTGCTCGCATCCCCAGACTTCAACTGCCAGTTCGATCCAACCGGTCAACTACTCAATCCAGTAACAAGTGATTCCCATCAGTGGATCGGATCCGCCCTCGGAGTCAAAGAAAGCATGACCTCTAACCGTATGGTGGCCGCCATGAATGGATTCTAAACGAGTCAATAGACATAAAAATTTTTTTGTATAGTCAATTTTATGAAAAGGTCTCATATAGAAATGGAGTCCGTCACACTGGGCGATTTAATGGATTATGTCAAAACACCCTATTTCGTTGGGTTCTGTATCATCATTCTACTACTAATCATCTACAAGTACAAGGACAGTTTCACTGCGGCCATCACACCTAAGCCCGCCAAGCCTGAGGAAATAGATGACCTTATAGCCTCTATTCACAAGAAACAAGAGCGCCTAAAACGATCAAAAAAATGAATAGTTAAACATCAACAATAATGGATACCACTACAGTGTGCAAGCCCGGCTCTATCGTTGGGCAAGACCCTGCGGCTGATATCAATAGAGCCTTCCCATATTTTACGGCCGAAAAGAGTGTCAGGAGTAAGGACTGGGCCGCCGGCACATGCAAACAGATTCCCTGCGCGGACTACCTATTCGATGCCAGCTATGCCGCCGCATGGAAGGAGTATATGGTATCCCCTGCGTGCGAGAAATGTGTAGACGAGGTAGTAGTCAATGCCACAGACCATTGCGTACGAGACCCGGCAGTCACCTACGTCTCCGTGACCTTTGCCCACGATGGTACCATCACGATCACTAATGACGGCCGCGGCATCCCTTCTGACATCCACCCGGAAGCCTCTCGGGACAAGGGGCGCGAGATAAGAGTCCCCGAACTAATTTTCGGAGAGTTATTCCAGGGGTCAAACGGAGAGAAGAATCTCGAATCTATTATTGGTGGGGAGAATGGGCTCGGCGCAAAGATAGCCAATCTACATGCCATACTGTTTTATGTGGCAAGTATGCGTAATGGCACTCTTCTAGAACAAACATGGCGCAACCACATGCAACAGGTCAGCCCCCCCATATTGACCAAATCTAATGTATCAAGGACTACCGTATCCTTCCTTCTTGACTACTGCGGAGACTTCTTCTACACACCTGCCTCGCTCAAGAAAGAGATGCCGGTTCTTGAATCCATCGCAAGGACCCGGGCAGTCTATGCATCGGTCTATGTCCATGCTATCAATGGCGCCAAAGTCTTCTTCAATGATGCAGAAATCAAGATCAAGACCGTCGAGCATTTGGCCCGCGCCATCTATCCCGGCGCCACCGTCATCAAGACTACCCTTCAGGCTACCGACAAGTATGCCTGGCCAGTGTGCGCAGTAATAAGAAATGATAAGCGCCCCATGAAGAACATCACCATTACCAACGGCATTGTGACCCGCGCGGGTCGTCATGTGGACTTCTTCTACAAAAAATTAGTGGATAGTGTCCTTGTTTCCCTTGCGGCTGTATTTGATAACTCCAAGGATGTGTCCCTCGACAGGCGCGCCATTACCGACAATTTGTGCCTTGTCATGTGCACTATGGTCCCCGGCGCCGGCTGGGAGGGTCAGCGCAAGGACACCCTTGTGGTCGACACCCGCATGTTTGCCAAAAGGGACTTCACACAATCCTTCAAGAATGCAGTGGCCACTGCAGCGAAAGAAAAGATTATAGTCGCCAGCATTCCCGAGAAGGCAGCCACTGGACGCAAATCTGCTTTCAAACACGATAAGTATGTGGCCGCCTCTCTCTGTAATACATCCCGCGCACTTGAATGCATTCTTATTTCTGGCGAGGGTGACTCGGCAGTCAACCACTTGAAGACAGGTATCGGTGCGACTGTCGGCTTCGAGAAGATAGGTCTCTTTCCCCTGCGAGGAGTCATCATGAATGCCCGCAAGAAGATCACAAAGGTGGGCGACTCTATCATCCGGTCCAACAAGCTCATCGAAAATGAGGAAATTAACAACATTATTGCCGCCCTGGGGCTCAACATCAGATACAAGTATGATCCCGCTTCGCCGACCTACAAGAAAGAGATGGGTGAGCTACACTATGGCGCCTATTGCATGTGTGTAGACCAGGACTTGGACGGCAAGGGCAATATCCTGGGGCTCATGGTCAGTCTCTTTGAGGTCTTCTGGCCCAATCTCTTACGCGCGGGCTATCTGAAATGGATGACCACGCCAATCATCAGACTGTTTCCTCGCGCCGGCAGACAAGTGATCGAGTTCATGTCCATTGCGGAACACAAGCGCTGGACAGAGGCCCATCCTACTGCCAACTATGAGATTAAATACTACAAGGGAATAGGAACTCACTCCCCGAAGGAAATCACACACATTTGCAAAAATATTAAGATAGTCACATTTGCAGTTGACGGTGGGGCGCATCAATCCCTCGAGACCTATTTCGGAAAGGACCCAGAGCAGCGCAAGGTAGTTCTCTCCAAGATGCCCGAGACGATGCCCGACGAGATGGCTCTATCCATCATACAGACGGGCCTCATCACATGCACCCAGCACGCACTCTATGAGGTGGACCCATATCAGCGAGATAATCTTGCAAGGAAATTAGATCATGTGATAGACGGGCAGAATCAGTGTGGGCGCCTTATCGTCAACCATCTTGTGACGCACATGAATGACAAAGAGCACAGAGTTACTACACTTACTGGGGCCATAATGAAAAGTCAGGACTATACACATGGGGATGCCTCGCTTGCACAGACCATAGTCGGCAAGGCATTTGTCTCATGCGGTGGCAAACAGCTCCCACTACTGATCCCCGTAGGCAACTTTGGCACACGGCTCAAGGGAGGCGCAGATGCATCCCCCGCCAGATACATTTACACGCAGTTCAACTGCAAACTATTGCGCCTGTTGTTCAACGCAGAGGACTATTACAACCTAACCTTCGTAAAGAATGGGGATGCAATGGTCCCCGAGCATTTCGTGCCGATTGTCCCGCTGGTCATCCTTGAGTCGGCCCACTTGCCTGCCCACGGATGGAAACTACAGTCATGGGCTCGAGACATATTTGCAGTGATCGACGCGACTAAGACTGCCATTGCTACTGGCCGCATGCCCCCGCCGGGATCATTGCCAGTGTGTCTCTACGGCCCACATCAGCGGTTCAAGGGGCGCATCATTAACATCAGAGGTACTCCGCATTCCTTTGGCGAGTACATTCTGCAGGGAACCGACGCGACCGGGGTAGTCATCAAGATAACTGAGTTGCCATTGGGCGTATGGGTCTCGTCCTATTTGACCAGCGAGAAGTCCCCCTTTGTGTTAGACCCCGGGCAAGTCATTCACGATTACCAAGACCACTCTTCCGAAAAAGGAGTCGATATTACAGTCTGGCTTGTACCGGGAGCGTTGGCCCGCCTCGAGACGCTCGGTACTGACCAAATAGATGGGATCGAAGAGTATTTCCGGCTGCGAAAGAGCATGAAGCCCCACCTGAACTTCATGTATCAAGACAGCGTTGTGTCCCACTCATGCTACGAGGCATTCTTCGCCAAGTGGTATTATGTCCGCGTCGAGTACTACGAAAAGAGAATCCTGCGACAACTCGAGATTGTCAAGGCGAAACAAATATGGATCCGCAATGTCATCAGGTATGTGGACGAGTATGTGTCCCTCGGGCTGCCTGGAAAGACAGAGGCGCAGATGAATGCCGCTCTGGCCGATGCGGGCTATGATAAGATTAAGAAGTCCGCTCTCGAGCCCAAGCACGTCCCTATTTGCGACATCGTTGGGCTTGCAATGCAGGGGAACTATAACTACTTGCTGAAAATGTCCTCCTTGGATAAGACTGTGGCGGCAATGGAGAAATATAAGCAGAAGCGAGCCGAGCTAGACGAGCAGTATGCCGCATATACTGCCGAGCTTACCAAGCCAGTTCCCGGCGCGGCCTTCTGGTTGAAGGAGCTCGATGAACTTGCGGCCGTCGTGCGGGCGGGCTTCGAGGTCTCATGGCAGTTTGAGGAGCAGAAGTACGATCTCTAGAGGCCATTGCATAGGCCCGTCGCAACTCTTCTGCGATCTTTTTTGCATGATGCGCGGGCAGAACGGATGACTCATCTGGCTAGTATGCGCCCAGTGCACGGCGGCCAACTCTATTGGGTCAATACCTCTTCTTTTTTTGCAGTCTGCCCAAGATGTGATATTCACAAATCAGACCCTTCACCGTCTCGTCTGCAGAAAGGGCATCCATTCATCGCAGAAAATAATGAAAGAGAATGTGGTGACCTGCTATGGTTGGCCGCCGTGCACATCCCGGCCTCTTTCCCTTTATCAATAACGCCTATGAAAAATTGAAAGGGTACAAGACATAACGTACAATGAAGATTACTGTTACAGACATCACGTCCCAGACCCTCATGCCCAAGGTCCCTGCAAAATATGCGATCCTCTTGCCAAAGATGCCCCCAGTCCGACATGCGTTCACTATCAATAATGTTGGCGCGGAGATATCGAGTGCCATCCGTCGCGCATGCTCTTGCGAGATCCCCGTGGCCCGAATGAACTTTGACATTGCGGACATGAAGACAGATGACAAGTTCTTGGACCCAGATCTAATCAAATGCAGAATACAGACCATCCCTCTCATGCAAACATGCCCTCTTAAGACCACCTTCTTGCTCGATGTAAAGAACGATAGTACGTATCCCCGCGTGATCAAGACCAAGAGTATCACTCCGTCCAACTTCTTTGAGGACAACATAGAGGTGGTCAAGCTCAACCCTGGTTGTCGTCTGCGCATCGAGATCAGAGTGGACATGGGGCGCCCCGATGTAAATAATGAGGAGATGGCCATTGTTGCGTGCCAGGCGACCTCCTATGCACTTGATGTAGAGCCCCTCAATCAGTATACTCGCAAGGGTGAGAGCTCCACGATGGCCGATCCTAAACAGTGGCGGGTCCAATTCATTACCAATAATACCATCCCTTTGCGGGACATCATGAAGAAGACATGCGACAATATCATTGAGCGCATGCGAGCAATCCAGGCCAACATTGATAACTTTATACTTACTCCAGGCGATGAGCCTGAGTACCAGCTCGAGCTTAATGAGACGGCTACCATTGGGGAACTCTGGCTGTGTACTGTTCTTAGGATTTTTCCAGACATCCCCATGGTGACATTCAAGGAGGAAAGGATCAATGGCATCATCATTTTGCGTTGCCGATGCGACAATCTCGATGAAGTGGTATCTGCTACTGTGCGGTCTGTAGTGGCTCAGATCACTACCATCGGTAGTCACTTCTGAGGGGTGGCGCCCCCTCCCGACGCCCTAGCAGGGGCTGTAAGAAGGGAGAGGAGAGTGGGAGTGGCCGCGACGAATGACAGCATGGATCCGTTGGACATTATACCCCGCTACCTTTCTGAGAGCAGTCGGCAGGGCTTTCTTTTTTTCATAGACTTGTGGAAAGAGTATGGAGACTGTCTGTGACGAGGTCGGCGGGAGTATACTGGCGAGGGGATCTGCCCCATCATTCGCTCCGGCCACTTGGAATCTGCTCGTCCGGACAGCCCCGCGCTATATACTGGCATGCATCATAAGTATACATGTGCGGCACTCACAAGCTTAGGCCCGGGGGCAATATGTAAAAGTGGCCGATGCGAATGCAGCAATATGACCCACATTAGCATACATTGTGGGCCTTCACATCATATAGTCCTATTCTCTTTCTGAGAGTCTATGAAAAAAAGAAAGCCCTGCTGACTACTCTCAGAAAGGTCAGAAGAGTATGGTATTAATGGTCTGACTTGTCATTCGCCCCGGCCACTTCCACTCTCTTCGTCCCTCTTACGACCCCTGTCAGGGCGCCAGGCGGGGGCGCAATCCCCGCGCCATATTTTTTTTACTAGAATTTGGCCCAGAGAGTTATAAGTATGCCCGCAGATTACAAGATTATCGTCACTAATAGCGACCCAAGCATTAGGTTGCTGCAATATATCAATGACCAGATAGAGGCCATTGTCTTCGCTACCGGCTGTTTTGTCAAGATCGAAAAAATAGACAAAAAGGATCTAGACGATGAGAAACTCGCGGCCCTCAAGAAAAGAGGCATCTCCGCACTACCCGTTGCGGTCTCTCCCAGCGGCAAGGTGATTCCCGGTACTGCTAGCGTCATCAAATTATTCAGCGGAAAAATCAGGGCGGCCACTTCCGGCAAAGGGGGCGACGATGGAGGTTATGTGGCCCGCGACATGGGTAACGATCCGCAGCTATCTAATTTCTATGCCCGTGAGATGTTCGAGATAAAGAACGGGGTTCTCGAGAAGCGCACTGACGCGGAGGACGAAATGGGAGACAATGCGAAGGGCGAGATAGAGAAAAAAATGAGGTCATTCCAGCGCCCTAGCCATTATGACCAACCCAGTGGCAAGAGCAAACATTCCAAAAGACCTGCGCCTCGCGAAGAGTCCAGCGAAGATGAATATTCTATGGAAGAAAATGTGGCCCAGCCGCACTCTAACGAGCATCTGCAAACAGGGGGTACCGACATGGACAGTCGTATGATGGATGCATGGTTAACTAATAACAGTTAGAGGGTTGTCATGCAATAAATATAGCGATGCAAATCACACAGGCACAAGTTGACAAGGCGCACAAGACATTCTCTGCGGCGGTACAAGAGCTGTTCAACATTTTTGCAATGAAGGCTACCAAGGCGTCCCAACGCGATGCCCTTTCTCGTTGCAGAAAATTATATGCCCTAACGAAGGAACAAGTAGGCGTGGCCGAACTCATGCACATGGCGACCCCATCTCTCGTGGCGCGATCGGAACAGATCATACATTGTCTCGATGAAGAGTTCTTGTCTGGGAAAGCGCGCGGAGAGCTTATGACGCATTCCCCCGATGATTTCATCGTGTCCCTCTTTGACTCGGGCGTAGAGTTCTATGTGGGCGCCACTGCAGCCGAACGCACATTTTTCTGGAGGCAGCTTAATGATGTATTTACTTCTTGTATGCTGTGCGCGGCATACAGGGCTCGGTCTGCATAATGCAAATGACCTCACCTTTTTTTGCCCTTAAGTTTTTTCGAGATCAATGTAACATGAGAGGTACGAAAGTCAAAAAAATATCCATCGGCGGCAATGATGAGGACATCGCAGAGATCTTCAACAAGATGCTAAAGACCGACATGGTAGATATGAATGTGGCCTATCCGCGCTACCTTAGAATCCGTGGGCTGCTCACATCAATGTTAAAGGTGCTCACTACCCTGCATGATTCCCGATTCGTTACCAATTGTCCAGCCATGGAGACCGACCGCGCAGACATCGGCAAGTTCGTGGCCAGAACAACAGCAGAGATAGAGGCGACATTCTATCTTTCATACCCCGACATCGATTGGAATATAGACATGCTGGACGATGCGGCCAAGAAGAACTTCACTGCAGTCTACAACGACATTAAGAAGTCCCAGCTCATTAACCAGTTTATTGTCATGTGCAGCAATCTCAAGCCTTATGAGTCCCACATCAAGGACGAAAAGAACCTCAGCGCATCCTTCATAAAAAAGATGCCCGGCGTTGAATGGAAGCCGTTCCCTTTCATTAGCCTTGACATACTTCGAATCTATAATATGCCGGTGGTCGGCCCCAACACACTTACTGCTCTCGTGGCGGTCCTTCACAAAATGTACAAGTTCTCTAGGGAGCTCTATTCAGAGATTAGCAGCCCCGATGTTAACATTGATGAGTTCGCCCAGATCATTGTGGATAATCTCGACAAGATCCGCAAGATCCCCGCATTGTCTCGCTGCCAGGATGCGTTCAAGAAGATCCGCGAGTCTATTGATATGCTAAAGGACAACTTCAGCGGCTATTACAGAGAATTTGTCGTCACGAAGGACTCCACGGTCATCTTGCAGAATTTTATTATCGATGTCGGGTCGAAGACTGCCACGAGTCCATCGCTGACCATGCAGTTCCAGACCATTATCTCATACTACAGGAAGAATGCGGGGAATCAGGCCAAGGATCCCCAACTCAATGCCGTGTTTGATAAGCTTAATGAGTCCCTGAACAATCTATCAAGGGGTGCCGACAATCTCCGCAAAAAACCCAAGGCGCCCACTGTAGAGATAGTAGAACATGAGCCCATTGTGGCCACTGTCCAGAAGCTCACAAAAAATCCACCGAAAAAAACAGAGTGATAGTTATACAATGAGCATCTTTTACTTCCTTGCCTTTTTCTATGTGGTTGTAATAGCCATTATACTATTGGCAGATGATCTTCCGACAACCATCGCGATCATGGCATTGGTGGCCAATATTCTGACCATAGCCATCTGCTTCAATAAGATGGGGAAACAATATACGGCTGCCAACAGCGACCCCACCGCGCCATCGGACACGGCAACACCACCAGACGCGCAGACATCCTCTTCGGGCCTACAAGAGGCTATCGATGCCGCAGAAGAAGTAGATCAAGACCCGAATCTATACGGCGATGACTGGGAGGCGCATCATGCCTATAACTCTACATTTGACACACTGTCAGACAATCATGTGGCCGTTAATTCCCCAGCAGAATTAAGCACAGACTATGACAGTACAAATGCCCTATTATCCCGCCAGCGATTCCAGGGAAAAAAAGCGATCGATGGCGCCCTGGTCAAAACCGCAGACTACTACAAGTACCAATATGCGGATGAACTGGCCCAGTCAGAAGCAAAACCATGGTGGGGTAATACTGAGTTCTAAACGGACCAAGTCTTTTTTTGTAGAAGACATATTATGCGAGGAGGCCGACCACGAAATCCATATGCCGGACAGACCGGCGCCCCCGAAACCAATGTAATGAGTATCGAGGATGCCCGCCGCAATCGGTCCCAGTTCACGCCGTGTCCTAACCGTGTGGACTATAAACTATGGGGAATCAATGAAATATTGACGCAAGGAGAAGATGACAAGCCGCTCTCTACATACGCACAGGACGCCAGCGGGAATATAATACCAGAGACTGGATTCGAGCCATATCAATTCCTCTTTAATTCTGTCTACAAAGATGGATCCTCCAATCTCTCGAACGGCATAGTTAGTTTCGCCATTGGGGATCTCAACTCTGGCCAATCTATCAAAAATATAGTGAAGCTGCGGGCGTCATCATTTTGGATGCCCAGGGTCACGTTCCCGGCGACATCGCCAGATGCATTCTTCTTTCTGCGGATTTATTTGTCCATGACTACTTTTTCGGGCAATCAGTCAGTCCTCGCGTCGCAGTCCAGGCGATTTCAGTTCGAATATGCGGTAGGCAATGTTAATGGTACTGGTGTCGAGCTGGTGCCAGTGCAAGACAGCTTTGTCTTCAAGCAGCCAATATTGTCAATGACCGGGGTGCAATTTCAATTCCTGATGCCTCCCTTTTTGCGACCGATGCCGCTTCCTTCTGACACCATGCAAGTACAGGCCGTGCCAGGAAGCAATCCGGGGACATTCAATCTCATTGTGCCTGGGGACTCGACTGCCGCAATTGGGCCGCTAGGGGCGCTTGCTGCACCGGGGGTCGCTCTGTACAATGAGGATTTTCAGTCGACGGACTCAGTAGTCAATAATGCTGTCACCTATATCGGAGGGTTTTACGCAACCAACAATACATCTCTGACACAATTTCAGACCAACTTGGATTTTACTACCCTTACAACGCCGGCAGTATGCACCATAATAATAGCAAAGAATAGGATAGCCTTCGTGATGGAGGCGACCTGCGTGACCGACCACGAGACCAATTATGTTAAGCTTGTTCAAGATTAGGGGGCGACCAGCTAGATAATTTATTTGGCTTGCCCACGCGGGAGGCAAGAGTGCACGATGGGCCAACTCAATGGGTCAACTGCGCGCTCTTTCATCCTATTCCACAACACACGAGTGCCCAATGCAGACAGTGGGGACAAGAAGTCTGATAAATTGGCACCCTCTTTCTGTGAACCTGCAAAAAAAGATAGAGAGGTTGACCCGACAGTGTTGGCGCATCGTGCACCTGGCGCCGACCGACCAAATGATTCACTTGGCTTGCCCGCGGGGGATGCACCTGGCGCCGACCGACCAAATGACTAAGCCTGGCTTGCCTCTGCAGATGACCCCTTCGCCACCTTGCGAAAGATAGCAAAGTACTGACCATCTGTCTCCCGCACATCAGTCGACTTGATAAATTTGAGACCCGCCTCATGCGCAAGACGCACCAACTCATCGCGCGATGTAAAGTACAGGACAGGTGACGAGAGGCGATCCTCAAACTCTTTTTTTGTTAGGCCCAAAGGCAGCTCATGAATCGCATACCCAACGTGCAGTGTGGTGGCCCTGGCCTTCTCCACCGGTGATCGCACATCATATTCACAGCAAATAAAGTACCCACCATCGCGCAGCAGGTTGGCCACAGTGCGCAACAGTTGGCTGGGGGGATTATGATGAAGGGCATAAAAGCAGGAAACAATATCATAAGCCTCGGGCACCCTTTCGCCCTCAAGCATGGCCGCATCGATCTCCGTAAGAGATGGCGCCTCCACAAACAATAGATTCTCTACAAGAGGCCGCCGCGTGTCAACCAAAACAGTATAATCACAAGACATCGCCCCAGCAAGAGCCGCGCCAGACACGCCAGTGCCGCATCCGATGTCCAAGTGGGCCCAATGTTGCGAGCCGCGCGGGATTATGCTCTTCATTCTATTTACTTTGGCCTGTGCCGCCCGCTCGAGTGCCGCAAGTGAGAGCTGCATGGGCGCCCGCCGGGATCTATATACTTCATACAGTGCGCCCAGTATATCTGCCGCCCGATAGTTGCGCCCGCGGGGATCAAGCAGAGCCATTCCTATCTTTGCAGAGGGGTGGCCGTAGTTGACTGCGGCCATAAACTTCTTGCGGAAGGCATCGTCGGAATTCCTTAGGGCAGTATCAATGAAAGACATCCTTATATCTGACCCAAAATTTATCTGGCTGCGGCATAAGGTCTACCATCAGCACCACCAACAATACCAAAAAAATGATTAAGCCCATCACCCAGCGCGCAGACACCTCTGTGGCCGGTCGTTGTTCAAGGGCCTGAACCTCGTATAGATCTTCCATTATATTACTCCGGCAGATCTTTGAACAGATTGGGATTTATTTTTTTGAGGATGGTCATGAAGGCCGGGTCATTTTCTGCGAGGGCCTTATGGTCGCCCAGTGACTTATCATACGTAAATACTGCGAACCCAAATGGGGGACCCGCAGGGGCATAATAATAGGTGACCCCGTCTAGTACTATCTCTTCTGCTTTGACGTTGACGAACTCTGCCTTGTGACATGGGTCTGGCTTGCGGACATCGGCATCGGGATCAGGCGAGAACAGGGGCTTATTTGTTGGGGAGCATGTGCGGCAGTCGCCCCCGTTAACCATACATTCTATTGAGATCTCCCCATTGGCATCAACGAACGAGGCCACAGCGAGCTTATTGACGCAGGCCTCTCTGAATAATTCGACGTCGGTAGTCTCGACGTAAATGTCCTTGCCGTCCACGACACTCTTTTCGGATTCAGGGGGTTCTGACAAATAGATGTAGGGCTGGCAGTTGCGTTCTGACTCGGGGAGGGCTGCATGGGAGTCTATTCTTATACCCCTTGCAAAGAGCTGGGCCAATCTAATCCACACCCAGTATGGTTCCATTGCAATAATAAAGCGGAGATTTTTGAGATCCAGACCCTCGGCACCCGTGGCCGACACCAGCAAGAGGGCGCAGAGTTCGCCGTGCTTGTTGGCATCCGATGTAAACATGGCCACTATCCTTGCGCGCTCTTCTATTGGGACACTTCCTGTAAGAAGGGCGAATCGTCTTATGGGGGCATCGCTACCTCCCTCTCGGCGGGCACACTTGCAGGAGCAGTCCCTTTCACACTTGCAGTCGGGCTGGCCTGCGCATTTACAGGAGCAGTCATCATCGCCACATCCACATGAGCAGCCTCCTTGCTTGTCCAACATACCCTTTTGTTTAGCCTTTTCCAAAAAAGCTGCGCCACTGTCGCAGGCCATGTGGTCAATACGATCCATGTATTCTTCATAAGTGTCCGGGGGGATGTCGAAAGAATAGTCCTCTTCAGTGGGATCATGGCGCACCTCGACCTCTATCTCTTCGGCGGCAAGAGCAGGGTCCATCTTTTCTTCTTCATCCTTGATACTGTTTTCCGCCTGCCAGCCATGGTTGCGGAGATAGACGGAAAATGCGCCGAGCCCGCCCACTCCGATAAACTGCGAGTATATCAGCCCGAGGCCCCCCGCGTGTTTCTCTATATCGGCATACATTGCATCGAACTTGGCCGAGTCCACTGTGGTAAGAGCCGCGACCTTTTTTTCGGGAGAATTGAAGTTGCATAGTTGTCGTGATCTGACCTTGTATGTTGAGGCCGCCCGGGACTTCGGCTTGGTCATCGGGGCGGAAGGTGGTCGGGGAGCATTAGGATTGAATGGCCCGCCAGTCCTCCTCTTGCCTTCCTCTTTTTCTTTTTCGCGGGCCAGCAAATATACAAGCCACTGATCACCGCGCATGTGCACATGGCGGACTATAAGGGGAAATTCCACGGGGAGTCGCGCCTTGATGTCCATGGTGAGGCGCGCAAGGTCCTCATCCTGTGATATACCTGACCCCAGCCAAGAGTCCACTCCTATCGATGAAACTAATCCAAAAATTCTGTTCTGGTATTTGCCCTTGTTCTTGAGCTGCTTGGTTTCTGGGTCGACATAGAGCCTGTTAAATTCCTCATATTCTTCCGGAAAAAGTGGGCGCCCAGGGCCGGCCAACATATTGAAACAGGGGACTACCTCAAAGGGATCCGAGGCGACCGGAGTGCCAGTAAGAAAGAATGTCCTGCAGTTAGATGCGCAGATGGCATTGTAAAAGGCCAGCCCGTTTTTACTGCCATTGGAGATCATCCGAAAAATATGGTGGGCCTCGTCTACTATAATGGTCTTGCCGTCGAGTGTCGGCAGTTGTACTATGCGGCCCAACTCTACTTCTAGCGCCGCGCTGCTTGACTTGGTGGCCAATTGCGTCATCATGTTGCCCGCATTGAGAGACACAAAGGCGAAGTTCTTATCTATCCATTTCTCTACCTCGGCCTCGCTTAGTTGTCCCGGCAGGAAGGCCGGATCGTTCTCTCCCCGCAGCTTAATATATTTCTTGATTTGCGCCCGCATGTTGGCGTGTAGTGACTTGGCCAGAACCATGATTATAGTCCCCCTTGCCAGAAGCTCGACCGCAATGGCCGTCGCGAGGATCCCCTTACCGAATCCCATTTGATGTTGTATGAGTAGACCCCTGGTGCCGAGATCTATCGACGTAACGAAGACCCTGCATAGTTCCTGCCAATATTTCAGGAAGGCATATTCCGGACGAGCTTTAGACAGATCGCTCTTCTTGAAGAACTCGAACAGCTCGGAGGGGAAGTTTGTATTGTTCCTGTTGAGTTTCAGCATTATACTTACTAAGTCAAGAATCCTTCTGCAAATCAAATCGATGCGGCTGTTGTCGGTCCGCCCTCGGGAACTACTCCCTTGCCCTTGTCCACTTTCACGCTGGTGAGTATTGGGGGTAATACCGTTCTATGATGTCGCGGGGTCTCTTGTGTTGAGGGCGAGTCAGATTGCGACACCTTAAGCGGCGCGGAGGCCATTGCAGAGACCGCAGCCGCATTAATGACCATCATATCTTGGGTCTGCTTGGCCTGTATGCGCTCCACGCGTTCGCAGAATATTAGGAATCTTTTGTCAATGGGATCGGAGTATTTATCTACCCCTGCGAGGAACATCCAGCCCTCTGTTTTGTATCTCTGTTCTATTTGCTGGGTGAGTATGAATTTCTTATGGATGCCGAAGACATAGAGAAATTTGTTGGCAATGGTGAGACTGATTCCCAGTGCCACTACCGTCCAATACAGCCCTATTTGGGCCGACTCGGAGACGCGGATGGATGTCTCAAGCGATGTAAATGCGGTGATAAGAATACTGGACACAGTAATGAAATTGACTAACACATGAAACTGCCATGAACGCAGGCATGCGGCGGCCTCGGCTTCTTCAACAAGGGGAATGTATCTGTCATTAAGATAGGCCCGCTCTGTCTGGGATATCATCAGAGTCGCGGCACTATTATTGAACTGTTCTATGAATGACTTCTCTTTGGGATTGCAGCAGTACATATGTTTTGGGATAAAAAAAGATAGCAGAGTTACGGGCGATATCTACTTATTTTCTGTGTTTCTTTCCTCCAGATTTGTGGCTGGATCTTCTCTTGCGGTGTTTCTTTCCGTGTGATGATGACTTTCGGCGTTTGCCTCCTGATACTGTGTCGAGCATGTTCGAGTTACTTACTTATGCGGCGACAATAATGTCGAAAAAAATAATAATTAGTTAGGAGTCCCCTCGCAAAAAATTAATCTCTGGTGGCAGGGTCTTGGCCCCGTCCGCCGCGGCCATTGCATAGGCCAGTCGCAACGAATCAGATTTCTAGTAACAGAGGACGTGAAAGTGCGCATATTGCTGATATAATAGATCAAGATTCTATTTTTTTGCAGTGCTGTAGAGATAGTTGTCCCTCTGCGTAGAAGCAAAATACATAAGGGTCTACTTGTGAGGACAACCATTGTGGACAGACTCTCTGAAAAATATGTGAAGTGATCTGTCCAAGTCAGTACCGTGCGCACCTCTGCGGACCATACTGGATGACGCATCCGGCATGCCCAACGATGTGGCTTCGCTGCGCAGTCTAATTTGTGAGGACCACATGGTCTGGCGCGAAGGCATGCATCAGGGGAACATGCTTGGAGACCATTCCCTGTACTTCTTCGAGACACTCCGCGCCGCTATATGGATAGATAAATGGGTTCACTGCAGAGAAGCCTCCCGAGGGTATCGTGCGGTCGGGCATTGTGGAATCACAGTCGCGACAGACCCTATATGGCTCCTTGCGGACACAGAGATATGTCAGCAGGATGATAACTACTATAAGGATGAGGTCCAACATAAGCATATATAATGGACCCGATTAAATCCGCTCTGCTCGATTATGTGCGCCATCTACCGGGCGGCATAGTTCGCGCAGACAATGTATGTTACTTATACTTTGCGGGATGTAGCGGTGTCCCATGCCTGGTGTCCACTGCTGGCAACTGTGCCAGTGTGGATGATTTCTTTGAGGGGTATGTAACAGTAAGAGGGTGGATGTTAATGTGGAGTCATCTGCGCTGTGGGCTCTCTTCTGCTAGATTGGCCCTCGATGCCGTCCGCTGGGACTCAAGACAGGTTATATTTTTGTCTCAATGCGCCATCTGCGGGGACAAAAAGAAATATACAGACCAATTATGTCCCACATGTCTTCATCACAGATGCATGGGGTCCGTCATGTTCGTCCTGCGCCGGACCCTTTGTGAGGACGTCGTGCATATCATTTTTTACTTTCTTGCGGATCTTAATGGATGGATTCAATAGGGCATTCTTTGCTGGCATACTGCATTAGGGAGCAGTATGCAATAGTACACAGGGACACCATGTCTCTCTTGTACATCAAGGGAAATAGTTCATGTCTTCTGTCCTCCACACGAAGGCGCGCCAAGAATATAGGGCAGTTCTTTGCGGGGCTCGTAACAGTATATGGGGAGCTACCCAAATGGAATCATGAATATCGATCGCCGGAGCAATACACTCCTCATGCCCTAAATTGGTCCCCTTTTAGAGGCCCAATATTTACTTCCTGTTGTTCTACATGTAGATGGCGGCCGGGTGGCTATCCGAACCCAGAAGAAAGAGATACTAAAGTCGCATATCCTCTTTGTCGCGTGTGTATGACCATTAACAGAGCCCCAACCATTTTTATCATACTCACGCGCAAAGGCATATACACGGACATAGTCCGCATTATCCTATATTATTTTCTGCAACCATTGGCGGGGTATTTACAGTTGGGTCCCCACCAATACCCCAACAAATATAAGGACTGGGACCCCATCGAGACCTCCGAAATAGAAGAAGTAATGACCTACAACCGCGATCGGACCATCAAGCTATCCCCTCAGATGGACCCGATGAAGAGAGAGTTGATAGCATTTTGCATAGATCGATCGCATACGATACTTGCGCAGGGCGCAGACTCGTTCCTGAAGTTCAAAGGAGCGGCCTCTTATATGTTCATGTCCACGACATCTCGCGCGGATTCCCTCGAGCGATTCTTTGCAGGGGATGTCAAGGTAGTGGGACGTCTTCCCGACTGGCCCATCTGTCGATTCTCACAGATAGAGCGCCTGTTGAATGTGCTGAACAATAGAAGAATACAATTCACCATGCACTGCGACGGTTGCAGGGCGGCCCCAGTGCGGACCCCTTTGTGTGCTGATTGTAATGCAACAAGGCAGATCCCGTCGACACTGGCTGTAATGAAAAGGATCTTATGTGAGGATATCATCTCGGTCATAGTGGGCTTCTTCTTGCGGGCCATCACAAAAAATAATGGGACGCCTACCCTTAGTTAGCTGGCTTCACATATGGCCGCCAATGCCTCATTGCGTTTGCTGCGCGGCCACACAAACTCGGCCAGCTCAACGCACTTTGACTCGATCGCGCAGATGTATACCGCGCCGATGTCCCTTACATATCCCGCCCGGAGTGCCCAATACGCCAGATCAACGCGCCCGGCAGTGACACACCACATGATGGCCCCATCGATGCAAGGAAGATGTCCCGATTCAACAAGCCACAAGAGATTCTCTTTGCAGATGGTATCGGGGCCGCATAGTGAGCGCATATGACTCTGTTTTAGTACACATCCTCGAGCCACACACATTTTGACGAGCTCGAGATTCCCCGCGCAGCAGAATACGCCGACCGTTTCTCTCATAAAACGGTTCTCTGCTCCTGCAAGCTCAAACAGGCGCGCAATTAATCTATCAGTAATATCTTCGGGACGGATGAGGGACATACACTCTAGTGCATTAGCCAGTCCTTCTGCAGTGGTCAGGCCGAGCAATTCGTTTTCGGTTGCCATCGTCGCATATAGGTCTCGCCTTTTCATACCTTTTGGAAAGATAGCCTTCATGATCGCCGGGTCACGCGACTTTAGAGCGGCCAGTTTTATTGAATGAGGTATGATAGGGCGAGATTCGCCATCGTATGCCGCGGCCGCTGCAGAGTTCCCATTAAGATTGTCGATTAATAACTGGACGTTTCCTGTCACTATGGCCCTGTGTCTTTCATGGTACATGAGCCGTCTGAGTGGATTAATGCCATCCCTCTGTTTGTCATTGGCTTTATTTTTTATCTCTTGTCGCAAAACAAGCCAGAAAAGCTCATCATAGGATTCCGGGTCGTCCATCATGCTGGTCACAAATGGGATAATTCTCATTCGGCGCAAAAGTAGATAATCCATGTAAGGGGCAGTGCGCCGAAATGTAAATGCGTTCAGTAATATATTTTCGCCAGTGCCGCTACTAACCCTTAGTTCTGCGGCAGTCACATCATGTAACCACGGCCACCTAGAAGTGCTCTTGAAGTAGGCCATAGATGCCGCATACCAGGCGCGAGATGTAAGCCCCAAGGATAGCGCGGTAGGACATCTCGCGGCCCTGAGTAGTTCGTGGGCGGCCTCGATGGGAAATAATTGGGTATCTATAGAAAGGTCAGCCATGCGGGTTCTATACATTCATAATATGCGCGATTCAATTTGGTGCCGGATGCCAACGGGGGATGCGATCGACAAGTGCCTGGGAGCTATATGTGAGTGGCCGATGCGAATGCTGGACAGATCCCCCCAAGAGTATACCATCGCGACCTCATCAAGGACAGTCCTCATTCTCTTTCTGCATGTCAATGAAAAAAAGAAAGCCAAGGGCGACTGTACTTGAAAGGGTAGTGGAGTATAACATTCATTGGATCCACTCACTCATTCTTCCCGGCCACTCAAGCATTCTCTGTCTTGTTTACAGCCCCTGCTAGGCCGCCCTGCCGGTGCGGAATACCGGCCGTTAGATGGTACCCTGTTGTACCTTGAAGAGTAAGTCATCATAGACAATCGGGCGGGTAGCCAGCCCCTCTACCTTGCGGCCATGCATAGTAGCCATCCCTTCGACTCGTCCATCATGCATTTGCGCGTGCATGCCTTCAACGCGACCGTTATGCATAGTGGCTAGTCCCTCGACGCGTCCATTGTGCATAGTGGCCATTCCCTCTACTCGTCCATCATGCATCTGCGCATGCATCCCTTCGACCTTGCGGCCATGCATAGTAGCCATGCCTTCCACATGACGATTGCGCAGGGAGGCCATTGTCTCAAACCCACAGCAGTTACACCCCTGTTCGGATCCTCCGCACATATTGTCCTTGCGCCTGACGAGAACGAAGAAGACAAGCACAATCAACAGCGCGAGCAACACACCAGTTGCATTTTTTTCTAGCCACTCGAAATCCATGATTATACTCTTGTCCAAAATATTGTTCTCGAAGAAAATGCCATCATCGTTCCCACTTGACTCGCACTCGTGACGTGTATTCGGCCCAGTCAAATGCGCCCTCTTGCTGCCCAGCAAATAAATGCTGACGAAACTCGAACATAAGCTGGTCGTCTATAGGCTTCTCCAAAAAGTACTGGGGCGGTGTGCCATTGATGCGGGCCCATACATAGAACAATGAATACACCCCACATTCGGAGGTCGTCTGCTGATGTCGGCGCTTGCAGACATTGATAAGGCGCGGTTTACAACCGGGGATGGCCTCGCGAAGACAGTGGTCGGTCTTTACCATCCAATTAACGAATTCCGGCTGAGGATTATTGCCCGAGGAATTGAAGAACTCTATTATGGGGGCCCGAGCATTCCTTGCATCTACAAAGAGGGCCATCCAATGGGTTCCCTTACCCTGATATCTGTCGGCATTAATGATGCAACCCCCGTAGGTATACTTGCCGGGCGCTGATGGGCAAGTCCCCTTGTAGAGATCGCAGAAAGAGATAGTGGCGAGGGTATCCGGCTCATGAACCACCTGATTATTTCGGAAGGAATAGTTTTTGTAATTGGTCATGTTGAAAGACCAGGGGTAGAAGCCCTTGAACTTGGCACCCCATTGCGCCATCACCGCGTCAATGTTTACATTGGACAGCCACGAGGCATCGCGCGGGCCATCGACCTTGAAGTTATTGGCGAGGACCCCATGCACTAGTTGCGGACCCAGTTCTTGTTCCAGTTGAGGGGCAAGTGCCTTAATCACGCATTTTTCTGTGGCGCAATTAGTCTGTTTTTTTGCTGTTTCCATTATGTCGGGTCCCTTTGCGCCCACTATCGTGCCTATTGCGGCGACAACCGGCGCGGGTGAACATGGGCCGTCTTGTCCGGTGCCCAGGGCGCACTCGCCGATGGTCGATGGTACCAGCTTATTTATTTCTGCATCTTTACGGGCGGGTCTCTTGTGGTCGTTGTCGTGCAGCATCCTCTATATTTGGAAAAACTGAAAGACTACTATAGTAAATACCATCGATGAGTGTTGCGTATTGCGCCCGACTTGAGTTCGACATGATCATGGGCAATGAACTAGTCATCATATATCCAGGCGACCAGTGCTCATTTTGCTGCAAGAGGTGCGGTGAGCTCGGGGTAGTTGTATATACTCATACCCCTCGAACCAATAGCCCACGCCAGAGATACAAGTTACATACAGCCTGTAATAATATTTATCAAGCCGCTGTATTCGAGCGCGCTGGTGTGATGCGTGCCACCCGCATGCTCACTGCGATCGCCTGCTGGATGGGACATATGCCCCGAGATGCAATGGGAGTCATTGTGGACATGTGGTTGAGTATGCCCTTGCTTCCGGATTCGTTGGTATTACGGTCCCTGTTCGGTCGTGCCTGATTTTTTGCGAGTGTGTAAAATTGAATATGGGCCCATAGCAATATACAATGAATATCGCCCGTTACGCCCAATGGAAGTTGATCTTGCGAGATGGTGAATACGTGATGCCATATGCGTATACTATTCACGACAGATGTGCGTTATGTGGCCAGCTCGAATATTGTACCACCCGCATGGAACAAGTATTTTATTCAAGAATAAGGCTTAGTTATGCCTGTGCAGAAAAATGCGATGAAATTATAGAGAAGGCAATAGGAGACACCACGCGCGATCGTCTGCCACGTCTTTTCCCCATATTTCTACTGCTGGGAAGGGACATAACCGCTCACATGGCGCCAATGTTAATTAGTCGCGAGGTTGTTCTCGAAGATGTATTGATGGGCTTTCTGCGTCGATGAGCTGTCTTTTTTTACAGGGTGCAAAAAAATGAAAGCCCACCCGGTAAGATGTTATGGAAAAAAGAGAAATCTGTTTAGCTACATATGCCAAGTGGGCCACAAGTGTGACCGGGCTGGACGTAACAGAAGTGCCTCAGGGCACACGTGGACCTACTTGCTGGTTGTGCGAGATCAATGAAGAACATCAGCCGGTTACATGTTTCATAGCATATACAAAAAAGGACACAATATGGATCCCCTTTCACATGGACTGCAAGAATGAGTGCGATCAGTTGGTCGATCAGGCCATCTCTCGATTGCAAAAAGAATACATCAATAAGCTCGTAGTGGCCGCACCAAGTTGGCGCAGGATGCTTCCAAGGGAGCTCATCGAGCGAATTGTTGTCGCCATGATCAGACAAGGTGCTCTCCGCGGGGAAGTCCTGCAAGAAATGGCTAGCAGGCCGCCCGTTATCCGCGAGGCAATAATTGTTTGATATTTTTTTACAGGGGACTCAAAACTGAATCATGGCCGATAGCAAGTAATCAATGGAGCCTATCTGCTATTCGTCATATGCTAGATGGGTCCTATGGCACGGAGAAGACCCGACCCTCACACTCAAGGGCACACCTGCAAAGAGATCTTGTTGCTTTTGTGGCAGCGGGCGTCGCGTACCAGTTAATTTATTCGGTCCGTGTTTGACGTATAATACAATCGACAATAAATACATTACATTTCATCCTACATGCAGGGATAGATGCTCCCAAAAGGTCGCGCGGCGAGCGACTCGGCTACATACCCATTGCCTCGGGGTCCTCATTGCGGCTGGCCCGCTCTTATATTCTGTTTTCCATAAGGACATCATAGCGCACATCGTGGCGATCTTTGTTGGCCCGACATCATTCTATGTACAGGCCCTAAGGGAGATCGCCTCGCGCCCACTCATCACTCGCGGGGCTCGCGTCCTATGATCGTTGGGGCCCCTACCTTTTTTCTGCGGGCAAAACTGAAATAATATTTAACGGGACATAATAATGGACTCCCCTACTCTCTGCACAAAGGATTATGCACTGTGGCAACTGCGCCCACCTGATGCACGCGTGGGACGCCTTCGTGTGATGATGGGCGCGGGCATTCGCTGTAGAATTTGCATGGAGACGTTAGGCGAACCCTCCGAAGGATTGAGACCCGCATCCCCCGAGGACCGTATTATGGGTCATTACGTAATGACCGCGACGGCAAGGATCTCATTGACTGCCCACATGGATTGCGTGGCCTGGTGCGATAATCTGGTGGCAAAGAAATGCGACGAGCTACACAACCGATATCTGGACACACTCATGGCAGTGGCCCCATTATGGCACACATATCTCTGCAAGGACATCATTATGCACATCGCGCGGGCCTTCATTGGCGATGTGCCGATCCGTATGCAAGTTATTCTCTCATTGCGATGATGCCGGTTCTTTTTTGTAAGATGGCCCGACAGTTAATGAAAATGATCCCCCGCAGGGAATTTGTCGAGACGCTGTTGGCATACAAGACAAGATATTGTGTGCTGCTCAATACGTCCTATCCAGTCACCGCCATATGCGCTATTTGCGACCAGCAAATGAATGCAGTGAGAAACATGGCGCAGTTATGCCCAGGGCCGTCCCTCGTGGTCCACAATATATGCTATACGGGCTACAACATGCATAAGGTCCAGCTCTACTATGTGGCCAAACAGAATATAATCGCCCGGGAGCTAGCGGCAGTATGTGCATGGAGCCAACTATTTTGCAGAGATGTGGTGCTGTGCCTGACCTCTGCCCTTCTTTCTGTGCGCGATATTGATGTAGAAGTCCATAAGTTAATGCTAGATATATACAATGGCGACCCAATGCCCGATGGATGCAGTCTTCGAGAGCTGCCGCAAGTATGAAGGCGGTTTGGAGATGAGTGACAGCGCGGGGCAAGTGTCCTATGGAGACATGGCCTTCCTTGCATCGGTCAAAAAAATAGATCTGGCTCGCTTTATGTTGCGCCCGAGAACTCTGCAGGAGTGCATGGCGCAATTCCCTTCGCCACCTTATGCCGATTACTTTGATTACTACAAGGCCATTGCAGTCAGCCCATCCAAGGCGATGCTGTACATGCGGTTCGGACAGACCTACGACCTCGTCTGTGAATTAGAAAAATATAAGACCGCCAAGCTCACCCGCGACGAGGATGGTAAGATATCTGCCGCGCTGTCCACATTCAGCATGCCCTTCGCGCCCTATGTCATGCTGTCCTGCGTGGCACTTGGGGCGGCAGTTAATAGATTCATAGATCACGTGAACGAGGCCTTCCCCGAAAATAAGATAGAGTCCCTTGCCACTTTTTCTCACAAGTTCCCATCGGGCCGCTTTCCCGAGGTGCCCGACCCGTTAACTGCGGCGACGGCCCTCGGCTATCTGCAAGAATATCAGCGAGCCGAGCTAGAAGTAATAGATTATGTTCACGAGTGCGAGAAGTATCAGGTGCTCGCCGCGGCCAAGATGGACGAGATCACTCGCGCAATAAACACCGGCAAGTAGGCGCCCCCAGGGCTATTTCAAAAAAGCCAAAATTGAATGTGTTCCCTGCAAAAAGCAATGCTGGACGTAATCAAAAAAGCCGCTTATTCTCTCGCCGGGCGCGAGTCCCAATTCGCAATAGGTGGGGAAGCTGTCCATCAAATTACTTTCTGTGAACTGGGGCTCTGTTGCCTGGTGCACACTTCCACCAAATGCTCTGTGCAATTAACCTGCTGCGAGTCCCGTTGGCATTATGCCCTGATGAAGACAATAGGGGTTGCCCCAATGCCCGCATGGGAGTTGCCCGCAATTGACTACTTTGGTGCCATCCCCGTCGGCTGTCCCTGGTGCTGGCGCTTTGGGAGAGATCAAAGAATAAAAAAACATGATTGCTGCAGGGCGCAAGTCCTGTGTATTGCCGCGGCAATATTTCCATGCAAAGATGTGGCGGGTCAGATACTAACAATATGGGGGCACCTTATGAGCAGACCCCGGTGCGAAGACACACTATCTTGTTGGGCTCATGAAACAGTCTCATCCGAAGAATGCCGGCGGGGGCCTCAACACTCATATTCAAGATGGACACGGTCTCAACAGTCCAGTCTGACGCATACTCGGGAGCATCACATTCTGCAATGATGTGCCCGTTACAAATTAGCTGGGCATATCTGATTTTGTTGCCCACAACAGCGAAGACTAGTTTTTTTCCTGCGAATTCATTCAGGGGGTAGTCTGTCGAATGGGACTCGTCTTCCTTCTGGCGCTTTAGCGGGTCGGGTATTTCTATGGTCTGCATCGTATGATATGTATTCGACTCCTTTTCAAATAGGCCGCGGGGATTGCGCCCCCGCCTGGCGCCCTGACAGGGGCCGTAAGAAGGGAGAGGAGAGTGGAAGTGGCCGGGGTGAATGATAGAGGGGGTCCATCTGATATTATACTCTTTATGCCTTTCTGGAGGGTAGTCGCATGGGCTTTCTTTTTTTCATTGACTCGCGGAAAGAGGATAGAGACTATGTAATGTGAGGCCAGAGGAGTATACCTATGTGGTCCATGTCCTGTCATTCGCATCGGCCACTCTTAGACAACCTCGGGCCTATGTACACGAATGCCACACATGTATGCATATGAGACAACTATCGACATAGGCCCGAGGTTGTCTAAGAGTGGCCGTAATGAATGACAGGACAGATCCCATCAAGAGTATACCCCCACGGACCTCATCAAGAACAGTCTCCATACTCTTTCCGCGAGTCAATGAAAAAAAGAAAGCCCCGACGGACTGCTCCCAGAAAGGTAGTGAAGTATAATATTCATTGGATCTGACTCTCATTCACCCCGGCCACTTCCACTCTCCTCTCCCTTCTTACGGCCCCTGTCAGGCCGCCCTGCCGGTGCGGAATACCGGCCTAGAGTGGCAACTGTTTGACTTCTTGAGTAATGAACACTCTCATCGTAGTGGTCAGGACGTCCTTGTTGAAGGCAAATGCCGTGAGGGCCATCGGGCCATCTTTATCGATACTCACATAGATATCGTTTGCAATGGCGTGTTGAGTGAAGGACTTGATCTTGTCCGCTTCCACCAGCACACGCAAGATATCGGTCGGGGCCAATGTGCACGCGACAGATAGTTTCTCGAGATCGTAATAGGTCGAGTCCCAGGCATTCTCTTTGGTCGAGTCGCAAGTAAATTGCAAGGGACCATCCCCGGCCTTTACAATAATCATAATGGGCGACATACCCTTCATGCCCAGCACTTCCTGCTTGAGGACCTTCGAGCTGATCTTGAATTTCAGCGGGTAGGCCGAGTTATCACACCCGGTCATGTCGATCGGCGATTCATTGGCCACCACGGGAATGGTGTATGTCTTCTCCGAGTTCAGAACCGTATTGCGCAGGATGCAATACAGCTGCTTCCTATAGTCCTCTTTGAGCACAAATAATACCTCTTCGTGTTCCTTTGTCAGATTTTCCAATAGTTGCTCGAACTGAGACTGGGCCACTCTTACTGTAATGGGGGCCGCACAGTAATACCGATTAGTGGCCATCCCCTCGAACCGTATTTGTACTTTTATTTTTGGGTCCGGCTGGGTGGCACTTACGAAAACTGTCTCTTGTAGCCCAAACGTAATTTCCACATCACCCACTGCAAAGGCCTTTTGCAAGGTAATCACTTTTTTGAGTATATTGGGGGCATTATAGGCGAACTCCACTATGCGATCTGGCTCGGAGGCCTTTGCGACAATACCCTGAGAAATAATACTGCGGACATCTGGGTTCTTTCTGGGGCGCCCTGGCTTCTTTTTTTCTACCGGTTGCGACATGAGTTTCATATATAGGATCCATCCGCGTTTCAAATCAAGCATGAATAGTAAATAATTTTATAGAGCTTCCATATTCTGTCCACTGTTTAGACCTGTCCAGATGATCGACTGCCGCCGTCCAGCATGGACGCAGTGTGTCCAATACTACCATCATGGCGAGCTTGAAGGTTTGCGGAAGGGTAAGGTCATGGTCATTGATCGAGGCATCAACAAGCGCCCCGCGCAGTCGCTCCTGAAGAACAGGGAGTGATGAGTCCCACAGGCGATCAAACTCTTGATGAAAAGTGGTGACTATGATATCATACTGCACAAGGCGCGTGACAATGTCCTCATCTGTGTTTGGCCCAGTGGAGTACATCTCGGTTACTATTTTCATGATGAATGCACACGCCTCGTGGTCCCGGGTGAACTCGCCGGTGAACCTGATGAGACGCCTCACGAAGATGCCTATTCTTTTTTCTGCAGACGCGATATCCTTGTCACCGGCCACTGGCTCGGGGGCATACTTGCTGCGGGTTTCGCTGATGCCTCCCTTTTTGGACCACAGGGAGGGGACAAATGAAGAGTTATAGGCGCCCTCATACCATACCACTAGACTCTCTACTGAGTTCGCCTTGGCCAGGTCGGTGTTGAACTTGAGGGTAGGCCGCCGGGCGAACGCATCGCGAATAATACGCAGGTCGGGTTTATAGTTCTTCATTATCCTGTCAGCCTGAATGGCATTGTACATGTGCGGGCGCGCAGTTGGCCCCTCGAACAGTCCTATGATGTCATTATATTCGTGGACTATCGATACCCCCTCTGCTGTATACTTGCCGAGGACCCTATGCGTCTTCCCATTGAGGGTCTCAAGAACGTACCATGGCAAGTGTTCCCCCTTCGCAAACACAAGGGGCGGGCCAGCGGGCTTCATATCTTCTACAGTAGGCAGGAGGCGAACCGTCTGCATCTTCTTAATAAGGGTAGTATTGATGCCCGCCGTGGCACTCACTACCAGCTTATTTTCTGTGATATACTTTTCGTCAATGAGGGACGCCAGTGTGTATTCAACGGGCGATGAAGAGGCAGAGTTAATGATGATGACCGAGTTGGCAAGCTGCCCGAGATTGTCTTCGAAGGACTTCGATTCATCATACCGCTCCCCGAAATACTTGAAGAGGGCAACGGCGCCGTATGATGGGGTCGCCCCGAACAAATTGTATCGGCAAATGAATGATTGTGTGGCCGGGAGCTCGGCGCAGTTCTTAATGCGGGACTCACATGCAAGAAGTTTATTCTTCTGCGCCTCTACAAAAGCAATGAGCTTTTTTTGTTGCATTGGGCTGGCCCGGGGGAAGCATAATGAAATAAGATAGATGCTGAGTTTGTTAGCTCGGCGGGCTAATACAAAGGCACACGTTTCTTCAACGTCGCCGTGCTTAACGAGCTCTAATATTTTTGGATCCTGCTCCACTCGCTGGGCGCGATACTGTTGTATTCTGTCGCGCACAATCGCCGTGAACGCATTCAGGTCAGCATCGTACTTTTGATGGCGCAGTGTACTGATGATAGATAGGGTCTTATCCAGGAAGCTTTCTATGGTGGCCATAGAATCGAACACATCATACATATCATTGAGATCATGCTTGGCACCCCACCTGAGCGTGGCCGGTTTCTTCAGGGATTCAATAAACGCCATTAGGGTGGAATGACTGCCCTCATTAAATGCCCTGATTTGGTCCCCATACGAGTTCATCAGTTGCTCCATGTCCTGGGAAAGGGCCTTGCAGGATTTTAAATACAATTGGAGGAGGCTGTCCATTGCGATTTATAATGGGGCGCAAGTGTATATATAATGGATCAAGAATTTGTGGCCATTGAACCCAGATTTGTGGAGCGCCCAGAAGCACAAAAGGCCCCACCATCATCATCAGCGCAGGATTGGCTCATCGAAAACGCAAGGGTGATAGTGGGCCTGTTTCTCGTGACCATTCTACTTATTATATTCTATCTTTGGTGGTCGCGAGATGAGCCGCTAAAGAATCCTGCGCCTGTCCCCACACCGCCTGCTACTACGCCACCTCCCGCCGCGAACCCACCTCCTCTATCGGCGCCAGCTCCCACGCAACCGGGACTGACCACTCCACAGCAGGCACCGGCGCAATCATCACCAGCACCAGTCCCGCGCCCTGCAAAAAAGGAACCAGCAAAGGAGCCCGTAGAAGACCCCGAGGTATATCTTAATCTCTTACAGAAAAGCAAAAAGAATGATGATGTGGTTATTGAGATGGATTCAGAGGCCAAAGAAACAGAGCCCGCACATGAAACAGTAGAGATTACCCCGGCCACACCTCCTCCTGCCGCCCCATCGTACAATATATGCACTGCAATTATGACTAGCGGGTATCGATGCAAAAAAAAGGCTGTTTCTGGCGATCGATGCAACCTCCATCAAAATCGATAAAGGGTGTTGCCCTCTTTGCGGCATCAATTATTTTTTTGTGAACATCTCGCCGGTCCAAAGGATCTCTTTTTTGATTCCCAGTAAGGACTGCCGTGATTCGATATAAAAAGAGACCTGCGTATATGCATACCAGATGGCTACCAAGGCACGTTCCAAGATTCAACCAGTCAAAGCAGAACAACCACCAGTCGAAGTTGTTTCCAAACCCGTTGAAGTTCCTCCTGCCCCAGTTTCCGATGACACCCCAAAGCAAAAGGCGATCCATATTGCCTCTGCAAGGGTTCGTCGTGGGCTTGACAATGAAGGATTGAATGCGTCCATCAATAAGGAGCTCGCCCCACACAAGGCAGTCGAGCATAGATTCGCAGAGCTCACTGCTTGTATCAAAGAGGGTTGTATTGTCACAATGACACGCCCGGATGATGCGGCTGAAGGAGAACACAAGCCAGTTGTTAAGTCTTCCCGCCCATTGACTCCAGAAGAAGTTACCAAATTTACTGCTGAGCTCGCCACACTCGAACCACAGTTGCCGAATGCCCGCAAAATGATCACTGCCCTTAGCCACGAGAAGACAAGGTTCGCTAACCAAGTGGCTCCAACATTGGCTGCAGTTTGTGAAAAGATTGTTACTGAGCTCCTCGAGAACTCTATTTCAGTCATTCATTCTTCTGGCGTCAAGATCATTAACGTCAAGCACTTGTTTGCTTCGAATGCCAACCTTCCACTCAAACAATTGTACCAGGATTTACCCCTCTACAAATCTCGCAAAGAGTTCTTTGAGGCCGAAGCCAGAGCAAAAGAGTACAAGAAAGAACTCGAGGCCTCTATTGCCGCAGCAAAGAAGGATTGGTGTAAAGAAAAGAACATTTCACCTGACGCCAAACGCAAAGTGGATAATGCGGTTAAGGCTCCTAAGGCTGCCCCAGCCAAGGCCAAAGAGACCGCTGCCAATACCGAGTCTAAACTGACCTTCAAGGTCTACATCGGGCACATAATTGATGACCTCAAGAAGGAAGAGGGTAATAAGACTGTCCGATTCTCCGATGAAGTCAGAAACTTCTTGTCCGACTTGCTCATTGAGTTCATTGCAAGGATAGCAACCATCGTCCATCTCTACATCGAGTCCAAAAAGAACAAGACAGTTAATGCCCCAATTACCATGCGCGCTGTCCAAGTGCTTCTTGTTAATGGTCACTCCCCTCGAGAGACTATCAGCTACAAGGAAGAGATGCGTACCGATGAATCCACCAAGAAGGCCGGCATGAGCGCAGAAGATGTTGCAAAACTGCCAAAGACACTCCAACTCGTTGTAGAAAAGAAGAAGGACTATCCAACAAGCGGATACAATGAACTCCGCTCATATGTCCTTGACAAGCTTCGTGAATATTACAAAAATGATGCCAAGGTCGATGTTGACAAACTTGGTCTCTAATGGCGGGGATTGCGCCCCCGCAAGGCGCCCTGACAGGGGTCGTATTCTTTTTTTGTGAGAAGAGAGAGGTGTGAAAGAGTGGCCGGGGTGACCTTGTTACAGTATATATGCGCGAGCCGACTGTGCGGCCCACTTACTGATCTTTCTATCTTGCAGGGACGTAATGAAAGAGTGGCAAGTGGGAATATATGGTTGGCCCGCGCATGTATACTTTTTGGGGAGGTCACTCGGGCCACTGAAGGATAGCGCCCGGGCTTCCTAGGCACCCGGACATGATCGCGTGATGATCGCGATAAGCGCCCCAACAAAAGTATCCACATCTTTTTTTGTATTGCCATCCCCAAGAGAGATACGAAGAGTGCCGCGGCGAATGTATTCATCGGCCCCCATTGCATACAGAATATGAGACGCCTGGGGAGAGGCCGTGTTGCATGCGGACCCTATTGATACTACTATCCCTTGCTTTTGCAGGGCGCCCCTAATGGATGCGTTGCAGACCTTTGTCGTAAGACATTTGATAGAAATCAGGGCAGTACCGGGCAAGTAATCGGTCCCGCATCCGCCGACTACTATTATCTCTAGTGGCGCCGACCCGGGCACGCGCATGTAGTCCTCATAGGTCCGCACACGAAAGCGCGCAGAGAGCTGGTTCAGCATCCGACGCTTGAGAGAACACATCTCCCTATTTTTTGCCGCCCTATTCACGATGGTCTCTCTTAAGGCAGTGAGTGATGCTCCCAGTCCGGGTATATTCTCTGTCCCGCCGCGCATCCCTTCGTTTTGTGTCCCATTGATGACTGCCTCGAACCCCAGTCCATCCCTGAGTATCCATGCGCCGACACCTGGCGGGCCATATAATTTATGAAAGGAGACGCACATACTATCTGCTGCTACCACTGGCAGCTTGCCGAATGTTTGTACTGTGTCGCAATGAAAGGGAATGCCACGCGCCCGACACATACTGGCTATGTGCCCTACATCATTGATGGCGCCTGTCTCATTGTTAGCATGCATCACGCACACGAGGCATGTATCTGGTGTGAGCGCCCTGGCCACTGCGACGGGAGATATGTGCCCGCCTTCATCGGGCTGCACGAAGGCCACCGTCGCGAACCCTGCGCGGACATATTGATCGATAGTTAAGAGCAGGCTCTTGTGTTCGATGGCCGATGTCACAAAGCAGGGAACAGTCTCATGCCGAGCGACCCATGTCGAGTAGGCCGCATGGACGACGCTGCTGTTGACCTCTGATGCCCCCGAAGTAAATATGACCTTATACAGTGGCGCACCTCTTCGATTGTCCTCGCGGATCATCGCGCTGTCTCCATCCTTGGTGTCCCGCGGCTCCTTGCAGCAGACATTGACATGCGCGACATCCCCAATGAGCTTTCTGAACTGATACATCATTTGCCTACATTGCACGGCCGACGGATAGCTCGCGCTGGGATTGCCCTGATTACACCATCGGACCATTGCAGAGATTGTATCTGGGGCCATAATGGTAGTCGCATTGTGATCAAGGTAGATCATTCTCTTATATTCTTCGGCAAAAAAAGATAGAAGGCCCGCGCATATGAGTGCCGCGCGGGTATCTTATTGGGGGTCGCCCTGGAGTGCACGGACGGGCCAGTTTATGGGCGACACTTTCCGCGTCTTCTTTGTAATGAGACCTCGGGAGCATTCGTCCAATGCAGACTCTTTTACGGTGGGTTCTGCCCGAGTGAATGCCCTTGCCAGTCTCCCTCAAAAAAAAGAATAGAATTTGTCGCCAATGGTCTGGCCCGTCCGTGCACTTTACAGGCACACCATTATGCCCATGATCACTCGCGCCACATCCTGCCCGATTGCCCCCGACAACAGAAACATGATCGCGGCATATCGTCCGGTGTCCTTCTGCTGGCATTCCGCGCAGAAATGAGTAGCGTTATAAGAATCGTATGGCATGGGATGTCCCCGCGGCATGCACCAAACACATTCGGATGTTTCGCTGCCACGGTAGCTTCTGTGGGCAAGATAGGACGGCGCTGGCCATCTTGAAAGGAGTCGGTCGCGACATATAGCTCGCTCGCCCTTAATACGAATGTAGAGTATCTTATAGTGTTCTCTGACTACAGTAAGCGTGTAGTCCTCTCGCTCTGTATAATGATAATAGTCTACGCCCGAATAGTGCCCGCATGTATACAATCTGCAGGAATCGTAGATACATCTAGCGAACTTATCAATCCATGCTTGATGGTGATCCATCTTAGGTCTCGTTCTCGTAAAGGACATAATGTATAGATAGCCCATACTCGCGGCCATATCGCTGCCCTCGCCCGGCAGCCTGCTCTTCGGTGGCCCTGTCGATGATGCGGTGTGTGAAGATGATGTCCGTGACGAACTCAAGATTGACTCCCGCACAATGCTGCATAGAATTAACTAATAAGACCCGGGCCTCCCCCGCCCTGAATGCCGCGAGCTGTCGACGAAGCATGTCTCCAGTCCCTTTGAGCAGTATGTAGGGAATCCTTGCGCGGCCCAATGCGGCCTCTATGTTTGCTAGGGTCTCGTCATAGTTAGAGAATATTACAAAGGTGCGCTTCATGTCTGCGGGCACGGGAACGTCTCGAGTTCCCTTGATTAGCCGCAGCCGCAAATCGATAGGCCGCCCGGTGGCCGTGCCCTGGATTATTCCCATGACTGCCGCAGTTTTCCCAGTAGGAGGTGGGGCGGGCATGTCCTGGACGGCGGGGATCTCTACTCTTTCTATTCCAAAGGCCTGCTCCACAAAGATCAGGTCCATGATGCAGATTGGTTTCTTGCAGTTACAACAAAGGCCGCGAAGATCTCTCACTGCGGAGATCCTATTGGACTCTATCCCACATACCTCGCAGACTACAACCCCGCAACACTTCATTACGAACACCCCGCCCTCTGCAAGGGGCAACAAACATACTTGACACTCGCCGGCCCGGGCATTCTCTACAAAATTTCTAAGGGCCCGTCCTGTCTTCAGCTCGGTACTCGCTGCATGCTCGCGAAGTTCGTCTAGCGATTTCTTAAGGGCGGCTGTCATATGGGACACTGAGCAGGCCTCACCGCGCTCGATTGATGTGCGAATCCTTTTCCATTCTGCGGCAGAAGGATAGTCATTAGGCGCGGGGGACATCCCTGCTGCGACGACGATAGCATCGAGTCCTTGCAATGTAAGTCGCGCCCGTGTATAGTCCCCATATTTCGTGTCTAGTACTTTTTGAAATATATCTGTCATTGAGTGCGACTGGATGCCCAGCATGCTCGCCACAGTATGCACCGCATCCCCATTTAGCATCTCGGCAATGTCTACTGTTAATTCTTTCAGCAGGCCAATGAGCTGGTTCGCCGTAGAGGACTCGACATGGGCATACCCGCGCGCGATAGGAATTGCAATGGACTCTTGCACAAAGGCGGGCGTACATTTTACACAGAAGTTGGTCATCAGGAGATCGTCCAAGGCTATTTTTTTGGACAGCCGGTTGGTAACTGAACATGTAGCAGAAACGAATATACTGAAGAGGGCCGGGATGAACTGCGTGTCATGCGGCATCTTAATCATATCATAATCGTCGTATATAACCCGTCTCCAGGGCAATCCTCCTGTTTCGGCCACCACGCGGGACATGATGTGCTTCTTGCCGGCCCGCCCGTTGCGAACGAGCACGATGTCGTAAGAACCGGCCGCCCTTAGACGGGACAGGTCCCCACTTTTTTTGATGGGAAGAATGCTTAGGACTGTATGGTCGCGCACCGTCTGCTCCCACTGTGCGAAGGCCGCAGGGGATACGAAGACGAGTGTAGACATAATAAAATTGGCGGGGGTTGTTGCCATATAATTTTTGTATAGCCCCTCGCGCGAAGTGGGCTCATACAGGGTCACAGAGCCGGGCACAGTCCTTTGCAGACATAAGGCAAGAAGCTCTATGGTCTTACCACTGCCAAACGCCTCGGCAAGCACCAGCGCAGATGTCCTTAGTTCTACTGGATGAATGGTTAGGTGCCCATAGTCGTGACATATACAGGTGAGCGCCCTGTCGCGCTCAATGGTAGAAATATGCGAGAGTACTGCCTGCTGATGTGGCCGCAAGACAATGCCGATGAATCCCACTGGAGTAGGCGCGCGGGGTGAATGTTCGTCTAAGAAAGTAAGTTGTCCCGGCAAATGCATAACACTCTTTACTGGGAAAAATTGAAAGGGGAGTGCCGAGTATGTACCTATGCAAGATACTGTAAACTACGCTGTGGCAGCCGCCTTGGTGAAGACTCGGCCGCCTGAGACGCAGCCCCCCAAGCAGAAGAGGGTCCGATGCGGATGTGCCGACTGTATGCTGGTCAAGGAATCAGTAGAAGAGATCTGCAATAATGCCCGACGTGTCGAGACTCCATACTGCATTGCGAGAGACTTGGCCGTGCACCAAATTAAGTCCACCTCGCGCCTTCTTCACAAACCCGATCTCATTGGCATCGGCACGCCGATAGTGGTCAAAGAGCCCATATATCCTTGTGCCATCTATGCACCGTCTTTTAAGGCCCAGAGTGAGACAAGACCAGTCACCTCGACCGTGCCAAAGCCGCTCCCGACAGAAATCAAATATGAGAAAAAAATAGCAGGGGTCTGGGCCGTCTATACATGCGATTATCGTCACAAGTTCGTCGCGCCCCATGAATACAGCAAAAAGTGTCCAGTCTGTTATCTCGAGCGCCACTACGATGACAGGTTCGTGGTCCTTGGAAACAAGCCCAGGCCATATAATGCATTTCATCACATTTACTGCAAAGTGTGTGGGGAGACATTCGTTGCGCGCCGTGGCCGATTACAAAAGTCAGTCCCATTCACTCAGTGCGGGCATCATGCGACAGACAGTGCGCATAATATCATGATGACTACCTTGCGACAAATTTATGGCTGCGACTTTGCCGACCACTGCACTGACGAGCGGGGAGCTATCATCCTATCAATGTTTATCAGGGACAAGGTAGTGTCCGTATACTCTGCCGAACATGATCTCGCCATCTTCATGCAAGATGGGCTCTCACAGTACAGAGAATATGCCCAGGACTATTGCAGACGGCATAAGATCCGATATGTGGAGATGCCCTTGGTGTCAGAAGAGAGAATGCAACTTACTGTCATTGCTGCATGTAACGAGTCGGGCTACTTACCAGAGGCCTACGCAAAAAAAGCGGACAGGTTTGTTGAGGTCCTCGAGGCATCACGCCTTTCGTGATAACACGGCAGCGCACATTTTATCAACCCGATCATTGTGAGTGTACTTGAACCAGGCAAGATCGTCATCCTGCGAGGGGATTTCTTTTTTTGTAGGATGTGAGTGAATGTGCTCGAACTCCACAATGAACCGCGACCGTAACTCTGCAAGGAGTGTCCTGGTCGGTGTCACAAGATCCAGATTGGCTGAGGCCTTGTATGTGCCCGACAAGATATTTATCGCCAGCTTGGAGTCCGTAAGAATCACAATGCGCACCGTATGCGGAAAGATTTCATTGCGGGACTCATATGCACACACTTCTAGCGCCCGCAAGATGGCCAGATACTCTCCTCTGTTGTTGGACGCCCTGAACTTCTCGCCAGGAATATCAATGGGACATACCTCGCCACTGTCTTCATAGTAATCGATACCGTTAGTGATGTGGAAGGCCCATGATGCCCGGCACGAAGGCGCCCCGTTGTCTGTGGCACCCCCATCAGTCACGACCCACATTACATCAACTGTTTCCAAGCAGACATCGTCATCGCGCAAGGAAAGGCATGTCTCGGGTCGTCCCCAGTTAATGAAGTCAATCTTCTTCCAGATATCACAATACATAAAGTTGGCCGGGTTGGACTCTTGCTGATTGGCCTGAACTTGTGGCGATGGATGACACCACTTGTATGATCGCCCTGGGACTTCGAACACTTGCGCCTTTGCTCCCAACAGGATGAAGACAACATCGGGCATTGCTGCGAGCTTGGCCATTATCTTTTTTGTAAACTCCTTCCATTGGTCGAGATGAGACCCTGCGGCCCTTGATGCGTCCAGGGTGAGTGCTGTGTTCAGGCACAATACCCCTTGCAAAGCCCAATGAGTGAGGTCATTAGACGGCCCAAGTGGGAAGCCACACCGATCTAGACTCTTCTTAATGTTCACAAGCGATGCGGGAGTCTTGGCCAACAACGAAGAGAAACTCAGTCCGTGGGCGCCATTGGGATATGGATCCTGCCCGAGCAGCGCTACCTTGGCATTTTCTATGGGGCACAATCGGAAGGCCTCAAAGACAAGATCATCCGTAGGTATATGTCCCACGGGAAGGGACTCAATAACGGTGAGCGCCCCGCATTCAATAAGGACGTGCGCGGTGTATGGTGTTAATCGGCCAAATCCACAATTCATTTACTCGCCATATTCTGTTTTCATTTTTATACGGTGATGGATAAGCTGAAGGTCATTGCTCTTGTGACGGTCGTCCTCTTGATCGGCCTATTTTTCTGTCATAATCACGAAGAATTCGAGTCAGCACGCCTCGCGCGGGGCAAAAAGATAGTGGACTGGTTCAATGCACATCCCTCCGGCAAGTTCGCGGACTTCCAAAAGGCGACCGGGGGCGATATTCTTGAGTTCGAGACCGGCAAGAATAGTGTTTCAAAGCCCAACTTCACTACTGAAAATATTTCCGCCATGATATGAGTTCGATGTGGGGAGTACTTCTTACAGTCGTTTTCTTGTTTGTCTTATTCCTCCTATATTACTGGCGCCATGCAGACGATAGACGCCGGTCCAACATCAAAAAAATATTCAAGTCCGGTGCCCAGAGTCGGCGGGAAGTACAGCAGGCAGTGTCCGATCTGGACGCAATGCAGGAACCTCGTCCGGCTGACTTTGCGCGAGTAGGCGGGACTGCCATCACATGGACCATTAACACAGGCGACGATCTTACTGCAGTGGCCGTGCCCTTGTTTGCTGCGGCAGTGCAAGGTCTTCAGGAGCCCGTGCAGATTACCGACGAGGATATACACACGGCCTTTATTCTTCATCAAATAGCAGACATCGGCAACGTAATCCCCGCCCTTATTACTGCCGATCTCAATGCGCAGCTCTCTCGGGCGCATGACATCGATGTAGCCCGCCGGATGGAGACGGCTCGGGCTAACTCGGACAGCAAAGTGGAGGCGGCCAATAAATTCCTCGATGGCGCAGTGGTCTACACCAGCATGGCGGAGAACGTCCATGATTCTTCTGTAAACAATGACCTGCGCGAGACATACAAGATCCTGCTCGAGGACACCGACGTGATCCCACGGGCGGCGGCCATCAATGAAGTCAATCGTTGTATCACGGCCCTCAAGGATAGCCAGAAGCGCAAACGGGCCCGAGAAACCCTCAAGAAAGTGGTAGAAAATAATTACATAACCGCCTTTGATGCCCGCGAGGCCGATATCTTTGCAGTAGTATGGGCGCGATGTCATCACCCTGCCAACGCAACCAATCAATCACTTATGCAGGAGGCAATCATTGAGGCCCTTGTGGACGCCACTGAAGTCAAGGCTGATGGCACGCTCAAGCCTGTTTGCATCAATGGGCGGGTGGCAAGGGTGCTGAACTCATTGACTCTACTGGACTACGACACGCGAGTAGGCGGCGCCATGACCTACGAGGCCTACCGCAACCAAATTCTGCAAGAGACCAAAGACATTATCAACCTCACAACAGAAGAGTTCGCCAATGGCACCCCCGAGCAGCAGGCTGCACTGAAGGCATACGAAAACGGCGAGGACGAGGGAGCGGATCTCTTGCTAATGGACCTGCGCGACAAGATAGAAGAGAACCTCGATCAATATACGAAAAAAATAAGGGCGCCCGAACTGGACAAGTTGCGAGGGGAGTGCCACATATATGCTGCCCTATAGTGGCCGGTATTCCGCACCGGCAGGGCGGCCTAGCAGGGGCTGTGAGATGGGAGTGGCCGGGAAGTACACGATAAGGCGCATCAATGGGACTGTCCTTGTCTCTTTTTTTTGCAGCGAGCACGTCGAGCCATCGTAAAGAGTGGACTAGAGTGACTATGTGTCCAATGCGAGGGATGGCAATGGCTGGGTGCGCGATGAAAGAGTAAAGATCAGTATATATGGGCGCCGCATCGTGCACTTCCCGGCCACTTCTTGAGGGAGTATAAAATTGAAAGCACAGGCCCATCTATCGATAGACATGGCCGACGAAATAATAGAAGAGATCAAAGGCAAGATCTTTGCCAGTAACCGTGGGATAACTATGGGGTCCGATACAGGGGTCGGAAAATATTCCTGGCGAGTTACAAGAGCGCGCAGATATTATGCACCCCAATGTCCGAACGGCTCCCGAGGATGTAATATTAGCTATCATTGGGCCGGCAATGAACAAGAAATACTTTACAGATGCTTTCACAAGGACTGCGCCAAAGACCTACTCGCATTCTTGCCGCCATGGAATACTTTCCTGCAAAGAGACCAGCTTTTCAGATGTCTACCCGAGGCTCCATGGCCGGGGGACTGTATGGCGCATGTATTCGAAGATGGTGGGATGGCCACTGCGACCATTGCGGGCTGTTGCGATGTCTGCCGCCGCAAACATGACACAGAGAGAGACCGATTTGTCTCATGTGCGCTCATCTTGCGATGCGGCGGAGTCTTGCCCGAGATATCCCTGTTAATTATTGGTCTGATGGAAAGAATATAAGGCCCGATCTTTTTTATCATGACAGAAGAGATCAGAAACAGAATCCTCGCCGAGGGAGCGCTTGTATATGGAGCGCAAGTATGCCCGCACGCACCCGCCGGCTGTTACATCTCTTACAATATGGACTATCGATGCCAGCATGCGACCTGTGCCAAAGAGTTGCGCACCTTTTTGCCCCCATGGGATACCTTCCTGCAAAGAGACAATCTCGTAAGAGACCTGCCCGAGGCATCCTGGCCGGGAGACTGTATGGTGCATGTACTCGGAGGCAATGGGATAGATGTGACGACCCTTGAAGGATGCTGCGGGGCTTGTCTGTGCCGTCATCACGCAGAGAAAGACAAGCTTGTCTTGTGCCTATTTGCCTTGAGACGCGCCGGTTTGATGAAGGAATTAGTATCTATTATCATTGGCGCGATATGATTCTGGCGGCTCTCTTCTGGTAAAAATGAAAGGGGACAGGCCTCATGTCAACAGATGCAGCAATGGTATTGTGCCGGAATTATAAAAAATATAAACACACTGGGACGAGAGGCCGACTTGTTTGTGTCGACAGTATGCCCCAACGGCTATTCCGTGCATAGCTGCCGCATCTCTTACGTGGGTGGTAGTATAGCCTGCTGTTGTATGCACCCCGAGTGCCTCGAGCAGATCGATGGGCTCTTGCCGCGGCCGTTATCTTTTGGGGAACAATGCCGGCTTATGACAGAGTTCGATGAAAATAGTGGTCCATACGGCTGCCTCATGGGCATGTCAATAGTGCGCGGACTCACGCCAAAGGGATTCTGCGGCGGTTGTCGCGCGGAACATAAGCGTCTCGCTCGCGCAGTCCTTCATAAGGTCCTTCTTGTGCGGGCCATGGTTCCCGTTGCAGACGTCGCGCGAGTAATATGTGCGATTCTCTTTGACATGCCCATTGTCTTGAGGAGGCATCCGTAGTGGGCAACGCAATGCTGTTCTTTTTTGTATATACTGACACAAAAAATGAAAGGGCTCTCCGCAAAGCCTACATGCGCGCCAATATCTTTGAAGGAATCAAGGACAGAATACTGGCCCATTCTAATGGCCGCCGACTACCTGCCGTTGGTAAGGGGGGCTTTGACTACTATGTCAGAACCAGCAAGAAGAGTGTTCTCGCCTACAATTCTATATACTATGAGATATTTGTAAAGGTCTACAGCAACAATGATTATGACACCTTGTCTTTCTTGGTGCCTCCTCATGCATCTTTCCTTGACAGAAGAAAGATACTGGATCCCGAGGAAGGCCTCATCTGCAGTCCGCGTGCATGCTTCTTGTGCAGGTATGGCCGCGGCAAAGAAAAAGAATATACAATTGAGGGATGCTGCGAGATCTGTGTGCGGGACCACTGTCAAGAGGGCGCCCGGTTGGCTCATGAGCTCCTCATGTTGCAATGGATGTTTGACAAGGATATTGCCGGGCTCATCATCTGCATCAGAATACAATTATAGGTTCGCCGGACCGTCTTTTTTCGGGAAAATACCGACGAGCCCCCTTGTCAAAACTGAATCGCGCTACTAGTAGCAAATGGATAGGGCTATTATCGAGGAAGTCCAGTATCGAATAATAGCGGCTGGCGGTCATGACGCACAATGGCATCATTGCTACAAACCCCCTTACTGCGAGACATGTAATATTACTGTCCGGCCTGCGACTGCAATTTTTATGTCCATCAATCATGAGGCCTGCTTGCCGGATTTTGTGCGCATCATACCGAGCGCAGATACCTTCTTGCAAAAGAGACGGTTAGTCAAAGTGTGTGGCCTCAAGCGAAGTACTGACGATTGTGTGATATGCTGGCACAAAAATCCTTTCCGTACCCTTTGGATATATGGCTGCTGCGACGATTGTATTCGGGGCTGTAAGAAGGATGAAGATGATATGATTGCAAAGATAGCCCTCATCGGGCATATGAGATTATTGCCTGAGATAGCGCGGCCGATCATGCTGATGTTAATCGGGGCCTAGTTTTTTTGAATGTCTCGCGACGGATAACAAAGACTGCCCCCGCACTATGGATATCTTCTCTTTCGTCCGGAGCAAGATCATGGCTCAGTCAGAATATAGGTACGATTCCTTCCAGTTCAAAGATTGGACTGGAGAGTTCTATAAATACGATATATCGCCTTGTTACATCCATCTTGTCGGCTATGAAGAGCAAGTGTGCAATATCTCATGCCATAGTAGCATACCCCACGAGGACAGTAAATATGTTAGTATAGTTCTCTGGTGTGATGCATGTGCCCGCGAGATGGAGTCTTTCTTCCCCGAGAAACAAACTTTCCTGCAGAGGGACTCATTGATCAGACAGCTCGACATCGTGCCGCGTGAACGATGTATGATCCATCCTAGGAAGGCCCGCGAGCATGTAGAAACGGAGCACTTTGGATATTGCATCGACTGCTATCATACACACATCACCGAGAGGAATGGGCTGGTTGCTCGGGCCTTCCTTGTCGGGCAGCTCGGGCTTGTTGGGGATGTCTGTCGCAATATTATTGCAATTTTATTGGAGGTGGTCCATAAAAATGAATCCTATGATGTCCCTGCATAGAATGGCCGCAGAACGAGCATCTGTGATTACCGAGACCTATGCGCGAATTATTGCCGCGGATGGTAGAGATTTGGAAACTAGTTGTACATATAAGCCGTCTGCGTGTTGTTCCTGCATCGTTGTCGTGAGGACGCATCGGGATAAGACGCCATTTAGCATGTTTGCATACCATGACCACTGTCTCACTCAGCTGAAGGCCATCATGCCGCTCACGACCACCTTTTTGCAGAGACGGCGATTGATTATTGCTTTTCGGAGCGATATCTCGCCTATGACTGACAACTGCCTAATTTGCTGGCCACAACTGCTCCTTGGCTATAAACAATTACATAGCTGCTGTTACAATTGCCGTCAAGCCCACAAAAAAGAAGAGAGTATTATTCTCACGAAGATCACCCTCATTGGACAGATGTGCCCCGTTTCAGACATCGCGCGGGTCATCTCCTTGTGGACCATCGCGGTCCAATGATTTTTTTATGCAATCAAACATCTCACGATCCTCTTCCGAGCCGCCGAAGTGAAAGGCAGCGATGGCTCGGCCTATCTTCCAATCCTCTTGAGCCTCCGAGCATTTATCGCAGCAGCCATCAAGAAATGACAACCATGGGGTCTCATCATTGGGCCAGCAGATCATACAATCATGATGTGTGGATGTCCTTGGAAGGTAATGAATAAGCACTTCTTTCTGTCGAAAATGTCTTCGCTTCGGCAAGAATGAGTCGTTAATGATTTGCCTACAGTTTTCATCATATGTGTGGCAGGTTATCCTGTTTTGGGGCTTGCGGTCAATGTCCCAGCTGTATTCAATGTAGCAAGGGCAGTATTCTTTGCAGCCGGGAACAGTATATCTACGCACTTCCTTGCCGAGGGTCACTTCATTGTACTGCGCGGCAGCCGCAATCTTAATGCCTATGCCTCTGATGAGTTCGCTCGCCATAATACATCTCACGGGCACCTTATTCATTTTTTGGACCATCCGCAAAAAACAAGGGGTTGTCCTTACATTAGGAACCCATATTTGGCCACGCAATGATCGCAGCAGCCATCAAGAGTAACTAATAAGGGAGTACCCCCAGTATAATAGCAGATCATGCAGTTGTGATGCGTGCGGACGCTCGGAAGGACCCTAATGAGTCGATGCTTCTCTGACAATGTTTGTCTCCTCGGCAAGAAGGATGCACTTATGATCTCTCTGCACTCTTTGCAGACCGACTGGCAGGTTATCCGATATTTGGCCTTGCGGTTGAAGTCCCAATCATACTTAATGTAACAAGGATCGTATCCGCGCCGGCAGTCCCCAATTGTATACTTTCTTATTTCCCTGAAAATGGACAACTCATTGTGCTGCGCGACGGCTGCGATTCGATGACCTATCTCTTCAAAGATTTCGTATGCCATGATGCCCTTGGCTGGCCGCATTCATTTTTTGTTCGCGCAAAAAAATGAGGTCGCCGCCTCAGGAAATCATCGACGCAACAATCAATCCTACCGCATCATGTACCCTCTGCCGCATGACAAAGACACATAAGACAAGTCGGTCCTTTTCTAGCTCATGCCAGCGCAGGCAATCGGAGCAGCGTCCCGTAAGTGTAACGAAAATGGGCTTAGGAAAAGACCAGTGGATCATACAATCACACGACGCGACCACGGGCAGTCGTGCCAACAGAATATCTTTCTGTAAAAATGTCTGTCTGTCCGGCAAGAATCCAGACATCACATCATGGCATCGCTTGTGGTAAGACGCGCACATAATCCGGTATTTATCCTTGCGACGGCAATCCCATTCATACCTGATGCTACATCTGAAAAATCCTGGGCAGTCAGTCACTGTGCATTCACGTATAATTGCAACTGGCTCCCTGTCATCGGGCCGCAGAGAAATCATTTCGCCACACCCTCGGGAGGCAGCAATCTTATTGCCTATTTCTTCGAAGATCTCGTCGGCCATAACGACCTTGGCAATTGGCTTTCATTTTTCATGACCAAAAAATAAGGCCCTCTCAATTTTCTGCGAGGCTTACCATCTCGGTGATAATTATTGCCGCGACGTCATGTAACTGGCGCAGGGCAACCATGCATAAGAGAAGCTTGTTCATGACTGGCACGTGTTTGTCCCAGCATCCCCCGCAACAGCCATCAAGTAGGGCAGTAAGCGTAGTATCGAGGACAAAGCAATGGACTATACAACCGTAGAAACCAAATATTTGGGGCAGTCTTTCGACCAATTTTACTCGCTGTAAGAATGTCTCTCGCTTGGGCAAGAAATCGTTCATTACATTCTTACATGCATCGTGACCCTGGGAACGGCTGCAGACTATCTGGCCCTTGCTTCGTTCATATTCAATGTAACATGGGCCAATGTATGCCCCCGGACAATTGGGGATAGTATACCTGCAGCCCCCAGAGAGTATAGCGATCTTGGCGCCGACTTCCTCAAGAATTACGTTTGACATAACGATCTCAGGCTACTGGCTTTCAATTTTGCGTACCTCGATGTCCATCCCAAAGTAAGTATAGGCATTACGTCTCTCATAATACTGCGAGCGCATCGGCGTCCTGTTGTCCACTATGTCGATGACCCTGCGTCTTATTGATTGGTCGCCCGACCGTCTGAGTATGCGCGAGAGGATTTGGAGCATATTACTGCGGCGACTTGTCCAGAAGACACAGGCCGTCATCTCTGCAATGGACACCCCAGTAGATGAGTAGCCATAAGTGGTCAGCAAGAGACGCGCTTGTGTCTTGCAGCGCACTATTTCTTGGGGCTTGATCCCACCGATAAAATGCCCTGTCTCTTCGGCAAGTTTATCGCAGAGTTCGGGGGCATCCACCTCAAATGATTGGCGCAGGAGCTCGTACAGTCCCTTCAGAGGTTCGCGTTCCTCGCAAAAGACAAAGATCCTGTGCTGTTTGTCGCCATCTCGCCAATCATAGAGCTCTCTTATGGCCGCCACGGCTACTGCTGTCCTCTCGGGGTCGCGCAGAAACTGCTCGTGCATCCAGGGGGTGAACATCTTGTCTGTCGAGGGATGCTTGAGTGTCTGTGTCAGGTGGGGCGGGCCATTATACTTGATGACTGTGACCAGGGTGCTGAAGTGGACATCATCATAAGTGAAGTCAGGAATTTGCTCTGCGTAGGTCACTGCGGGCACATAGACTCGGCCATCCAGCCCGCCAGTTAATTCCGCATGAGATATCATGTCAAAGGTATCATTGCGGTTGTCAGTGGTGGCACTCATGCCGAATGCAATGGGACAACAGCGCCGGAAGATGTCCGCGCGCTTATCAGTGCAGTAAGTATGAACCTCATCATATATTACTAGACCATACTCTGCAAAGAAGGCCGGGGGCTGTTTGAGGGCAGTATTGACCACGATCACCGTCACGAACTCCTCTATGAGACGTGCCGCACCAGTCTGCAACCAACACACGCCCGAAGTAAAGCATCCCTTGAAGTCCTTTGTGGCCTGCTCGGCAAGTATAACGGAGGGGACAACATACAGGGTCCGCATCTGAAGACGCGCGATAAGACCCGCCGCGACAAATGTCTTCCCCATGCCCGCCCGCAGATTGAGCAGCGCACAGGCAGTCCCTTCTGCAATACTTGCGGGAGTGAAGGCTCGTTCCATTAAGTAATCTAGTATAAGAGTCTGATTAGGGAACAACTCACACAAAAGAGCGGGTATCTTGCACTGGACGGCCCGAAGGTTATTGATTACGGCCACACCGCGCGCCACAAGCTCGCAGATATAGCCCCGGGGCAGACGAATGAGGATCTGACCGCCCGGCCGCTGTATTCTTTCATATAGTACTACCTTTTTGGGGACACCGACGCGGGGACGAAAGGTCAGTGTGAGTCGAGAGAATAGGCGCGCGAGTTCGGCCGCATATACTTTCTGAAGGGTCGCCTCGGGCACAAAGAGGCCTTTGCCATTGAGTAGGGCCCGATCGGTCATTTACTCTATGTACTTATTTCTGCAAAATTGAAGTCCCCGGTTCTTAGCACATTATGAGCGTCATTCCTGGGTTTAGAGATCGAATACTTGCGCAAGGTGGCCGTGAGGGCGATTTGGCGGGCTATGTTTGTGCGGCTAAATCATGCTCAGCCAACATGGGCACATGCACGATGTATTGTTATCTGGATCCGCATCTTATAGTCATAACATTGACTGGCCACACGAACTGTTACGATGAGCTACATGCGGTAATGCCTTCGAGGGAAACTTATATAGATCGCGCCGGGCTTATTGCGGTCCTGGATGGAGTAAATATTATGGAACATTGCTGGTTATGTCCCCGTCAGGTCCGCAGATTACGATGCCGCCGTGGTTATGATGGCTGCTGTGTTGAATGTCACGCCAAGCATGTCCAAGAGACCTCCGCACTAGTCGCCCGTGTCTTCTTTGCGGCAAACATGGGGCTGGTTGGGGATGTCGCCCAGGTCATAGCGCGCTTGCTTGTGTGTGTCTCCTAATTTTTTTTGAGGGGGTTCTGACAGCACAAAAAAATAGGACTGTCTCGCTTATCGCTGGTGGTTCTTTGCGGCCGACCGGATGTGCTCGGGCACGGGAACCTTTGTAGTGTAAATAATTCTTGTCTTCTTCTGGCCATCCTGCGGATCTGTATAGCAGAGAGTATATGAGAGATCGAGGCAAGTGTTCCTATCTTCATCATCGGGGTCTATAATGCGGCTGAACTTATAGGTGATGTCTCCGTCTGCGCATTCGTATGCCGTCACCAGTAAACGCCGGTACTCTTCAATGTCCTTGGACTCGAACTTGCGGACGCCATAGTTATGACCGCCCTCTTGCCACTGTCCCCGCATGGCCTTCGTGTGGTCTACATGAATGTTATGAATATGGGACGGAATATAGCCTCCCGCCCGGCCGTTTGATGGGGCCTTCTTGGGTGCAGGTAGTGCTGCGTATCGACCTTGCATGGTATATAATGCGGCTTTAAGTGTATAATATGGTAAGGGAGACTACCCTGTCCCAAAAAAATCAGGCAGCAAGCACGAGTAGACGCGATATGACATGGACTACATCTTCAACTAACCCCATGTTTGCCGCAAGGAAGATACGTAGAATGATCCCTGTTTCCTCGAGCGAATACTTATCACGGCAATGTTTGCAGCATCCGAGCCCCTCATAGTACTCCTCATTGGACATCGGACAGAAGAAACATGCTTCATCTCCGTCGAGGTCACCAATTAACACGGCTCGTTCCAAGAAGGTCTGCCTAGATGGTAAAAATACTAGCAACTTCTTGCGGCATTCTTCATGATGAGCTATTATGGTCAGCTCTTGATAATCCGGGTATCTACGATTTCTTGAATGCATAATGTAGCATTTGCTGCGTGGATCCACGTAAGGGCAATCAAATATGTCCAGATATGTGCGCGTACATTCTCCGCACCCGAACCCTGAATCTGTGGAACCATGGTCGGGATGTGATTGGATCTTATTGCAGATGCGAGTGAGTATATCTTTGCTCATGTCGCGGTCGATATACGAGTCCCTTATTCAGTTTTCGATCTGTCAAAAAATCATAAGACCCCGACTAAGGCCTGCATAATAACTCGGGTGATGTCCTCAATGAGCCCCATGTGGCCCACAAGGAAGATACGGGCGATTAGTGCGGAGGTCTCTTGGACATGTTTGCCGCGACATTCAACGCAGCAGCCATAGTACTTGCGACTATATCCTGCCGCAACATTGCAGGGACAGAGCCAGCAATAGCAACTGTGACATATATTCAGACATCTAATAAGCCGCTCTCTGTCGATGATGGTCTCCCTGGAAGGTATACATGCGGCCAATTCCTTGCTGCATTCCTCATGGACAATGTCCAAGGTCGCTACGGCCAGACTCCCGCCATACAAAGTATACATTATCACGCATCCCGCTGATTGATTAGGGCATGTAAGAGAGAATATAAAACGGTCAGCATCTGTGGGCCCGCACCAAAGTGTTCGGCCGGCTCTATTTGCTGTCTCAAGAACAATAGCCATACTGTCTCTATTTCGAGGCTTTCATTTTTGTACATATATAATGGCTACATTGGGCCTGTGTATTAATGACCTAGGGCGCCTTGAAGAATATCTGGGCGAGATTGACGAGAGTCTTGCCCTGCAAATATTTGTGAGAGGCCCGACTAGCTTTACTGATACCGAGGCCTGCGCCAAACGGGAGTTGCTACAGGGCCGGCCCATCCTCGTACACGCCGCCTTTGTGAGCAACCCATGGAGGGGCGCCAAGGGTTCTCTATATAATATCGGCATGGAACTCAAACACTGTGCCTATATTGGGGCGTGCGGGTATGTTCTTCATCTTGCCCCGGACATGCATAATGAAGAGATGCTGGCGCTAGTCCTCGGTCACATCCGCAAGTATGTAGATCAAGCAAGGGCCGCCGGGCAGACACCCCCGACCATCTTTTTCGAGATCAATTCCACTCGCTCCGGCCCACTATCTTTCGAGACTCCAGAAAAGATAAACACCATATTCGACAAGATATATAAGCACGCCGAGGGGCTCGAAGTGGGTCTCTGTATTGATACCGCCCACTTGTTTGCATGCGGGGTGTCCTTTGCGAGCAGACGGGTGGCGCAAGAGTGGCTCGACCGACTGCGGCCCGACTTGCGAGTGATGTTCCACCTTAATGACTCGAGCGAGCCCCTGGGGTCCGGGCGCGACAAACATGCGGGTCTATGTGAAGGGAATATTTGGGGAGATCATGAGGCTGGAAACAGCGGGATTGCCGCCGTGATGAAGTTCGCGCAGGCCCGGGCCTGCTATGTCATACTTGAACAGCCCTTTGAGGTGGCTCTGCGCGGGATTGCCCTGCTTCGGGCCCACTTCAAAAATTGAATGATGTCGCAAGTATTATGTAATGGACCTCCACAAGATAGACGCGGCGCTTGCTGCTGACCCACGTATCAAATGCTCCCAGAGAGATAGAAGCTGGAAATACTCTGTGGCCGATGGTAAAAACCCTGGCATGTGCAATTTCCGAGTTATACCGCACTGGATCAATAAGACCGGTCCAATTACTTTCGACGGGAATGTCTCGCACTGCAGACGATGTGTTGATATATTTTCTGATTCATTGCCGCCCACCGTTACATTCTTACAGAGACGCGTGCTGGCCAGGTCATTGGCAGAAGCCCCATATGCCAACAAACACGGATGCCTGGTATGCTATCGACAGGAGAGGCGCATCACTTACATAAACTATATATGCATAGGCTGCAGGGATCGCCACAAAGAGCAGGGAGACACCCATATACACTTACTGTTCTTGGTCCGAGAGGCATTCGGCCGGGACATCGGCGGGATTGTGTCTTGGTTCCTGGCGCGAATGTAAGAAGGACGTCCTCATTATTTTTTTGGGGTAAAACTGAAAGGGATAGGGCGACGATATATATTGCCAATGTCCCATATTTCTTCCGCAATAGAGACTGCCCTTATAACAGCGGGCGGGTTTCGATGTCGTCATGATGGCAGAATATATCTTGATTGCCCCCATTTATATTGCCACCCTCGCTGCGGTGTGATTGCCGGCAGTGATAACGATGGCTGGTTCGTAGGATGCGACCCATATTGCGAGTGGACTTACTCTACATTTCTTAATCTATTGTCTCCTATCGAGACCTTTGCAGATCGCGCCAGACTGTTGCCACATTTGGTATTAATAATCGTCCCAAGGGATCGGTGTATCTTGCACCATAAAAGCGATGCCAAATACATACGTGCCTGTAAGCGGCTAGTATGTTGCTCAGATTGCCGGCAGCGCCATCAGACGGAGTCTGCGCAACTGACCCATCACTATCTGCTTGTTGGCCACATGGGCCTGCCGCGCGAACTAGCCAGGTATATCATCTGGCTTGCCACCCAAGTATGACGGTCGATGGTCCTTTTTTTGGAACGTCTGCAAAAAAAGAAAAGACGCACATGATACATATGGATTCGATGCTGAGCAAAACTAAAAACGATCTGATTGAGGCCGGGGCTGACATCCTCACTGACGATCTCATTGCAATTGATTTTGGCCAGTTTGGTTGCACCTCGCAATCGCCATGTGATGCATACATTATAGGAAATTCAGCCGACAATTGGTTCGCCGAGGGGATCTTCCATTGTAGGCCATGTTATGACAAATTTATCACCTTCTTGCCGCCCATTGGGACCTTCCTGGAAAGACACCAAATGATTGCCTGCTTTGGTCGCACTGGATATCCCCAAATCTGCCTCATGCATTATGAAGACGGCCTCTGCATGCCGAAGAGGGCCTTATGTTGTGATAACTGCCGCGGTAATCACGAAAGAGAGCTCGCGCAGATGGCCGGGCGTTATCTATTATTACTATACATGGGACTGCCTCGCGAGTTGGCCCAGGTCATTATATGGTTTCTTTGCAGAAAAAAATCATAATGACATAGCAATGGCTCGACGGGCGTCCCCATGCATGTCAAGCTGCCCAATGAACCAATAGCGATGTATTATCTGCCTTCTTGTCTCCAGCACGCACTTGCCGCAAACCATAAAATTGTCGATGGACTCCTCCTTGCACAATAAGCAATTAATGGCCCGTATCTTTCTATTTTTTGACATAACATATCGCTCGGCCAACGAGAAGGTCCTCCCCTCGAATTTTCCAAGAAAGGGCCAATCATCATGATATGCGGACACGATATACTGGACATCGTCCCAGCTGTCTTTCTTGGAGGCGTTGATGAACGAGATGTACACCGAGCAGTTAGCCGCAGTACACTTGGCATCGTATATGTTGTCGAACCCATGGATCCATACGTTAGCAGGCCCACCAACAATGTATTTTGATAGATCTAAGAGCTCCATTAGGCTTCATAGAGACAGGTTTCAGTTTTCGGAACAAATTGAATACAGCAGAAGGTCTCTGTATATCTGATGGCGCGACGCAGACAAGTGGCTCCCGCCCCATACTTACCTTGCGCTACTACCATTGCCTTCGATGATAATGTCTCCCCGCACAGGACCATATTGCGACAAGAGTTCATTAATGCCTGCGCCCGGGATGATGGGTGGGCAGGCCTCGAGCCAATCGCGCAGAAGAATATGATTAGATATGTGGAGCGCTCATGCTACAACGACACTATTCTCTGGTCACAATCGCAGGGCATCATCTGCTCTTTCGACACGAAGGCCTTTCTTGAGCGCTACTCCGCAACGTGCGCGCGCATCATATACAACATTCAATCATCTGCGAATACCAAAGAGAGCCTTGTGACACGTATGAGCCCACTTGGTCAGGCCGCATGTGACGATGACCTCATCAAAAAAATCAGTCCGTTGAAGGCCGCCGAGATGACCTCGCACGAACTCCATCCCGAGGCCACTCGCGAGATCCGCGAGGAGATTGCCTTCCGCGAGAAACAGAAGCCCGAGATTGAGCCATCGCGGTTTTATACTTGCAGAGAGTGCGGCAATAACAAGACCACTAAGACCACATTTCATTCGGGGGCATCTGATGAGGCAGACACTTGTATCATTCGGTGTCTTGTGTGTCCTCATTGGTGGTATGCCAAATGAGGGGTGGCGCCCCCTCCCGACGCCCTGGCAGGGGCCGTAAGATGGGGATGAGGAATGAGAGTGCCCGCAGAGGACCATGAGATGTGTATTACAGAGGCCACTGCACGGATCGACACTTGGCTTTATCTCTATTCTTTTTTTCTGCATCGGATGTGGATAAGACCCGCAATGAAAGTGCGGGAGTCGACTGAAAGAGATTGGCCGGGTAGTACACACTGCAATGGGTCCGCACCGGGCACTTCTTTACTTTCGTCATGTTTCCCAAAAAAAAGAGCAGGGCATCATACCCGCGCGACATACCAAATGATACATCTGGCTAGTTCGCGGGGCAGTCCTACATGGATCATAAGCAGGTAGCACTGGGACAACTGCGCGGCCTCATTCTTATGTTGACGGCGGCAGTCATCGCAACAGGCCTGCTGTTTGTATACTTGATGATGGAAATCTGTCGGTCTTTCGGTATGCATCAGACAGCTATCCTTTTTGGACGCTCCGTCAAGACGTGCGATCAACTGTGCTCTTTCCAAGAAGGTCCTTGTAGGAGGAAAAAGCGAGAGAAACTTGTCATAACATGGCGTGCAGAGAAAATTTGCATATATCTTCCAATTATTAGGAGTCGTGTTGACATGCACATGGCATGCATTACCGTCACCCCACCATGTGCATCCTAAATTATTGAAGTCGAGAAATATGAGATTGCCTCCTATGCGCCAGCCACCCGCTGCAAGTATGTTGGCCTCAATTTGATCGCCAAGAGACATCTGTACTGTTGATCTCGCGGTCTTTCATTTTGTGTCTATGGGAGGTGCCCGACAAGGACCCTTCATCGTGTACTCCATGTCCAATCTTCACAGCCAACCTGCGTTGCTTTCATGGAGGTCTTCCCTCTTTATTGGACACAAAAAAAGAACAGAGATAAAGCCTGATTGTTGGACCGCACATTTGGACATGGAGTACACGATGAAGGGTCCTTGTCGGGCACCTCCCATAGACACAAAATGAATCCATGAAGAACTATCGTATAGTCCCTTTTGCTACGCTTTTCCCGAAAAGCGTCATGAATCTCGACGAGGTAGAAAGGGCATTAAGAGAACATCCACAAATATATTCCTATTCTGTTGGTACGTATAGAGTCTTCTATTGTGCTGACAAGGAAACTCCTTGCTATTATGATTGGACCGTATTTCACAAACCTACCACTGAAACGGCGCACGAAATCTTGGGAGGCGGCCATCTCAGCTTTTGCGAGGACTGTTACAAGATCTTTTCTGCGTTCTTGCCACCAAGGGATACCTTCTTGCAAAGAAGAGAATTGATCGGCTCTTTGGTCCGCCAGCCCAAAGCTGATGCATGTACATTATGCTACGGCCGAGAGAGAAAGAGCTGTCTCATGTGGGGCGTATGTAAGAGCTGTTATGAGGACCATAGAAAGCAAGAGGATTATCTGATCTGGTTATGGCCATTCTTGCTGGAGGTGTTCGGGCGAGATGTCGGCGGGGTTATCTGCGGGATAATGGCGCGGATATGACAGGCGCGACCACTTCTTTTTTACCGAAAACTGAAGCATAATATTGCTGCTTGTACTGGCCGATGGATCTCAAAGAGGTAGAGAGACAATTAATGGCACACCCGCGGATATATTCCCGCACACTGGCCATTGGCCATACCGTTTACTTTACATTCTGTCAAAAAAGGACTTGCTCGTATACTTGGCGCGTTTTCCATATGCTCGGGATAGTGCACAGTATTACGGGGGGCGGCCCAACTGGTAACTGCGCGGCTTGTCATAAGATCTTTTCTTCCATCTTGCCTCCGGCGGACACCTTCTTGCAAAGGAGGCAATTGGCTAGGGTATTGAGGCTCAAATCTGACGCCGATGCATGCACGATGTGTTACGGGCGGAGGAAGAGGCATCATTTTACGTGGGGGATGTGTGTTGCTTGTTTCTTGGGCCAAAGAAGACAGGAGGATTGCATGATCAGGTTATGGGTCTTCTTGCGGGAGGTATTAGGGGGCGACGTGAGTAGGATTATCTACGGGATGCTAGTTTGTATGTAGAATGATGCTAATGGGTGTACTTCTGCGGCCAACACGGGCGCCGGGTCAACATGTGGGGCTTTAACTCTATTCTTTTTTTTGCTGCTGGGCTGGAGGGAAGACCCGGATGAAAGAGTGCCGGTTGACTCGGTGGAGTGTTGGCTGGGTGGTACACTACCGGGCATCCTACTGGGTTTCTCAACAAAAAAATATGTCGGCAACATTCGCTTCTTCACAAATTTAATCATTTCGCACACAAGGCTGCTGACCTGGAATAATATATGGCTTGTTGTCGGTGGCGCTTGTCACGAATACAGGACCGAGATATTTATGTTTGATCATGTATTTGTCCCTATTGGCTCGACCAGATGCCCGTGTAGTTATCGTGCAGCCATACATTTGATCTAACATCCCGCTAACGAATGACAGTATACCGCGGACTTTCCAAGAAGTAAGATGCTTCTTATTCCCGAAGCAATGTAGATATTTTTCCTGCAAAGCCTGTATTTCAGTCTTCTTTGCAATAAAGTTGGCCTCGATGTCCCCACCAGAAATCATTTTGGTGTCCTGCAAGTTATCGAATCCGCAAGTCTTGAGCATCACATCAGCCAACATGTGTCTCAGGTAAGTGACCTGGAGAACAGACTCCCCGTTAGCATAGCGAGCCTGTAGCATTTCTAGAGACTGCCCGATGCTATCGCCGCAGAAATATTCCAAGAGATTGGTCCATATACATTTGGTCGCCCGTGTGGCATATATTTTGCACCAATCCAAATCAAGTGTATTTTGCCAGTTGTATAACGTCCGTAATCGATAGCGCCATATTTTTGAATACTCATCACAAGTAAATGTATCTTGCTCCAGCAATCTTCCATACTCAAATATGGTGATGTCGGGAGCAGACACGATTTTACCCAATTCTTCATCTGTTTCGGGTATTTCATTTATTTTTATTTGTTTCATTCGGTTTGACCCGGTCTTTATACGGCGCTTCGTCTCGATAGGTCTGTAGCGATTAATATGTCTAGAAAATCCCTCTGCATCGGAAATAGCATCAACCAATTGCTGTTCTAACTGAGCGCAAGATATATGGCTATCATCACAAGCCGGCGCGTCATTGGTGCTTACTTGAATTTTTATGTCAATAGTCTTACCATTCAGCAAATAGGTCACATGTACTATGTTTTCATTAGCGGATTGTATATTTGGCTGAGGAAGTATGAGTGAGGGTGTTTTCTTCATCCAATCCTTTGTATCACGCCCCAATTTTTCGGCAATGTTAGCCAATCGAGGGTCGCATCGTTCTACATTGGCAATATGACATTTAGCCTTGCAAGTTTTTGTCCGCTTCATTAGACCAGCTTCCTCAAAGGTCGGAGGAGAGTTATATTGGCGTGTATTGCAGTAATAGCAAGTAAGACGGACATTATCCATCATGTGGCCTTTTTGATTATCTATCCTATCGATAGACCATTGCCATTTGCATTTCGCTCCTGCTTGAGTCATAAGATCATTACAGATAGCACATTTAGGCTGTTTTTTGAGAAGATCTAGTACGAATTCTATTGTCAAGTCGCAAACGGGCGAAAATCTTCGACTCCTGTCGTAATTATGATTGTTGATTTTTGCAATTATGAGAGACCTAGATGGTGTTTCCGCTATTGCATTCTGCTTTGGACAATCCACCGAAGAATTAAGAGGTTGTGGTTCCATTCACATATAATTCACTACCTCTTTTTTTACACGGAAAATCGAGACTAACCCCATAGAATGCATCCGGCCAATCAGCTGCAAAAAAAATAAGGGAGATTATACGCGAACAACAAACCCCATTATCTCCCGCACAAGCTCGCTGGGCAACCCCATCTGTCCCACAAGCAAATAGCATCGGGCCATCATTGCGCCCTCCTTCTTGTGACCACCGCGGCACTTCTTGCAGTAGCCCTCGCCCTTAATCCTTGTGTCCCACCTGTCGTAATTGCATAGCAAACAAGGGCCCTCGACAATGTTATCGCACTCAGCAAGCCGCAGCGCCCTATCAATGAAGGCCCGATGTGGCGGCAATATACCAAGAAACTTATTTCTGCAGAGATCGCACCAGAAGTCCCCTCCGGCACTCCAATGGTGAGTACTAAAAGAGATATATGCGCGACATCTATCGACGACCCCATTGCAGCCGTCCAGGGCGAAATCATGTAGCACAGTAATATCATACTCGATGAAATCCCCGCCAAGTGCGAGCAGGCCGTCCCGAATAGTACATCCGAGGAGCATCTTATATATGGACAATACTCTTTTTCAGTTTGAGGAGGCGGGAATACGGCCCGCCAAGCCGTCCTGACAGGGGTCGTAAAAATGAGAGAAGAGCTTAGGAGTGTGCGATGTGTCAGCCACGAGCGTTGACTCGCGCGGCTTTCTTGAAGAGTATACCCCATCGGCATTCATTCCCGGGCAGACCAAATGATCTGTATCTGCCGAAGAGAGAATGACATCATTGTATACATCAAAAAAAAGATTGAAGGGTCAACGTGCTCATCTGACCCGCGCACACTTTCGGGCCCCCTCAAAAAGGATCACGATCCACTCTGCCGCCCGCGCAGCCGCAGTATCTTCCTGCCGTGGATTTTTGTATTTTTCATCCTCGATGACATTAGCAGCCAAATGGGGTCGCTCACTGCAACGAACTCGTCCCCAAGAAGTACGACCGTTCTATTATCTATTGTTAAGACTCGCACTCCTGCCGCGGCGGCCATGCATATCGCATGTAGGTCATCGCACAAGAGCCCCGCAGCATGACAGACCTCTATCCTTTGGGCAACGGAAACAGGGTGTCGCATCAGAGGTCCCGCTGCCTGCAAGTGGTCGGCGCAAGGTAGGCATAATGTATAGAATCGGCCGCGCTCCCTGATGACGCAAAAAATATCATAGAGTTCGTTCGCGCACAGTTTGCAGACAAAAGTCTGATCGAAAATAGATGGGTCGAAGGGAAGCACATTGCGCGGCTCGACGATGGGTATGATGATGGCGCCCCCTGCAAATATGACCTTATTGTCTTCCATGCAAAGAGTGTGGCCGAGTACTCGCGCGGAGAAGTCGGGCAGGAAGGCCGCAATGAAGTCCCGGACGGGGTCGCTGTCTTTTTCTGGAATGTAAACAGAAACTGTGATGGCGGAAATGTCAACAGCGCCGTGAGGGGGCGCAACCCCTCTGATGAAGTCCCGGACTGGATCGTTATCTTTTTCCGGAATATAAGAGGACATAAGTCGACCATCGACCCCCAAATATATGTGAGGGCATCGGTCGGAGAGTGCCTCCTCGCAATACTCAGACACAACCCATGTAAATCGCCCGGTGCACCTTCCTGCAGTAAACAGGCGGCGAGTGTTGGGGTGGTTCTCGCAGCAGCATTTATTCTTGCAGATATATGTCCTAGTGGTCGAATCGGCCACCCACAGAGAGGTCCATTGGTTCACTTCGGTGGGCCGTGGTGCACTCAAGTGGGCCGTATCGGTCGCCATTTGGGCCGCGATGCTGTCAATGGTGGGCCAATCTGCAAAAATTCGTGCGCGACAGCAGCGGGCCTGCTCTATTTTTTTGATCTCTAATATAGCACTCATTATATTAGATGGCCTCGAGTAGGTTAATAGCAAAAACCCTTGATACAGCAGAATTCTTTGGGGGCGACCTGTCGGCATTCATTGACACGATAGTCAAGGTCCACTCCTTTGAGGGCGCGAGCAGATCGTCCTTTTATTCCTGCGAGTATGAGGGCATTAAGTTCTTTGTGAAACTGTCCTTGCACTCACGGCCCATCGTAGAGACGAAGGAGGGCATCACGCAGGTCGACACCGAGCTGGCCATACTGCAAATAATGAAGAAGAAGGTCCTTGATACGCATCGATCGCCCTGTGTCCTCGAGGTGATTCATGCCATTGTGCGTGGGGACGTGGCGGGCATGCTTCCCGGGCGCAATGTGTGCGATCAACTGACAAACGGGATGCGCGAGCCGTCAACAATACGGGACTCGGTGCATCTAACTCTCTGCAAATATGCGGATCTCATTGAATCGGGCATTGCCTTTGACAAGGTGACGTTCATGGTGCTGGACAAATGCAACTTCTCACTGTCTGTGTATCTGCGCGGGTATACTGAGTCGCCTGTCCATTTTGCGATTATTAAGTCCATTCTGTTCATGATCATTCACGCTTTCTGCATCTTTCAGGAGATTTGGCCCAAGTTCAGGCACGCGGACCTTCATCTGGGAAATGTGATGTTGTCAATAGATGCCAACTATAAGTTCACGGGGCGGTCGAAATACATTGTGCTGCAGTTGGATGGGCGCAAGTTTGCGGTGCCCTACTTCGGGATCTGCCCCAAGATCATTGACTTTGGACACTCGGCAATCCCAGAAAAGGGAATCGTGTCGCCAGCCCTCGCGGAGGACACATTTCTCTTCAGACGGTCGGAAAATGATTTGCTGTTCTTATTTTACTGCATCTACAACACGGTCCCACATACAAGGGACATCACCGGGCTATTGAGCAAGCTGGAGCCCAATCTGACCTATATCAAATACTATACGCCTACCATCCGCAAGATCGAGGAAAAGATACCGAGCTATAAGGATATGCTGATGAACCCAGTATTTGATTATGGTGGCGTTGAGAAGATCAGGGCAGATGACATATACGAGGAATTTGCTTGAGGGATGCTGTGGATCTTTTTTGTGTTTTTGGTGGTATTACTATTGGTCTTCATGCGGCCGCGGATTGGGCGCAAGGCAGACGCACGGGCCATACACTTTGCGGACACTAGGCAGGAAAGAATATACGACAAAGCGACCGGGAATATACTTGAGGAGGTGATCGTGGATGCAAACAACGACCGGGCCGGCTAGGGTACTGATGGGGGGCCCCGAGAGTATGAGCTGCGCCAGATGCGATGTTGATCCTTTGCTGCTTTCCGAAAAAGAGTCATGAACGGCATCCATAGAGGATAGACTCCGCGCTTCTCAGTCTAATCAGAGAGGATGATCCCCATGACTCTGCAAAAAAAGATAAGGTTGTCAACATCGCATCTGGCGCAGCTCATACTCTCGGGGCCCATCCTTTTCGGTACCTGATAGATCTCCGAAAAAGGTCGCGCCATGAATATATGGGGCAGATAATAAGCGAGCCGAATGTAGATGTGACAGGCGGTGGCGTGGAGCTACCCACATTGACCCCCCTACAAAGAGCCATGGCAGTTCGCACTTTTTCTGAATTGTCCGCCCTCTACAATGTTCTTGGAGATGATTACAGGGCGAGGGCCTATCATACTGCCGCGGGGTCA